TTACTTCGTTGGCTCCACGATCTCGCCGACGCGACGATAGACGGTCTCGGTGATGCGCTTGTCGGTGTGTCCAAGCAGCCTGGATGCCCGGCCCAGGTCAGCAATTTCTGAGGCTGCTTTCGGGCGGATGTCCCGGAACTGGAACTGACGGATTGCGGTGGCCAGAGTCTCGTCGAGGTCCTCAAGCGCCGCGCCGGCGGCGGCCGACCGTGCCTCGTCAAAGCGAATGCGCAGCATGGAGGATGTCATCCGGCGCCCATCGGGCGTAGTGATCAGGTACGGGCCGGCTACGCTGCGCTGGCGCCGCTGCTCGCACAGCCGCGCAACGAGTTCTCCAAGCGCCGTCGGGCTGCCGTCGACATCGAGCATGATGCGCAACTTCTTCGACGTCTTGCCCTGGGCGATCTGCAGGTGCCCATCCTGAATGTCCGCCTCACGAATGATCAGTACGTCGCTCGGCCGCTGGGCGGTGAGATAGGCGAGGTCCATGGCGTCGCGGAGTTCCGGTGGCGCCGCGCCGTATACCGCGTTCCAGACCTCGGCCCTGGCGTAGAAGTCGCGCGGCGTCTCGCGGTTCTTGCGAACCCCCTTCACCGGGTTTTCAGTCGTGACGATCCCCCACTCCCTGGCGATGTTGAAGATGTGGGAGAAGAGGGAGAGCTCCCTGTTCGCCCGAACCTTCGCGGACCGCTTGTCCCGGTACTGTGCCAGCACTTGGGGGGTGAGCGCCTCGACCGGCGCTTCTGAAAACGCCTTTCGCAGTTGCGTCAGCGAGAGGAGGTTGTCCTTTTGGGTGCGTGGCGCTTTCCCGGGGATGATCTCTTTTTCGTACCGGTCGAACACGTCACCCCATTTGCGCAGGGTCTTCGGAGCCGGACTGGCATCCAGCCGCGCCCACTCCAGCTTTGCCAGGTCCAGGTCGGTGCCGAGCGGGATTTCCTTCCTCTTTCCGTCCTCGCCGCGGCCGTCGTAGTAGTATCCAACCCACAATTTCCCTCCTTTCAGCTTCCTGGTCCGGCGAATCATCCGGGGTGGGAGGTCCCTGTTCTTCGGCTGCTTCGGCCGCATTTCAACTCACCTTCGACAGATCCAGCGTCCACGGTTCCTGTACAGCGACCGTTCCGTTCGGTTTCACTCCGGCCAGCCGCAGGCGGGCATAGATCCGCCCGACGACGGGTCGCTGCGCAGCATTCAATTCGTACTTCCAGCCATGAGATGCCAGCCACTCGACCTGTTTTTTCGATGACTTGGCGCCGATCATGGCCTCCAACTCCTCCTTCGAGAGGAACTCAGATGGGGTTTCCATGGGCAATGCCTCTCCGCCCAGGCGGATCGCCCGGGGCCGAAATTGAGTGTTAGGATTCTCGCCCCAGCCGGGACTGGCCTCAGGAAGAGGCCGTGGTGGCTCCCGGCTGGGGACTTTGCGATATGCATGCCCGGTCGAGACGTTCGATCTCGGCCAGCGCCAGGGCGCAGGCCTTGACCAGATCGCGGCGTGGGGTGCTCGGTTTCCACCACTGCTGGTCCCACGGCCAGGCAAGCGACACCAACAGGGCTGCGGTTCCATCATTCGGAGCGCTGGAGCCGGCCAGGGCGTAGCAGGCGGCGGCGCGGGCCATCTGGCCGTGGCTGTGCTCGTCGTCATGCTCCGGCGTCCATCCCTCTGCCTCGACCTGCCGGCGTCGCTCGGCTTGAACATCGAGCCATGCGCGAGGCACGCTGTGCTGAGCCTGGTCGGAATGCGTTGCGAATTCTTCGAGGCTGCTGCAACCGTCCGGCGAGTGATGGCCCTCGGTCATCGGCATGCCGCAGAGGCATCCGATTACCGGAGCTTCCTCTGGCTGCACTGGGGAGGGTTGCGCTTTGCAGGCCGGGCAATCCTTCACGCACTTCACAGGGCCGTTTTCGTAGGGAATGCCACCTTCTGAGCAGGTAATCTCGCCGTCATCGACCATGCCAGTACCGCCGCAAGTCGCGCACTTCGGGGAGGGTTGCGCCAGGGCGGCGCCGGCCAGGCCCTGGGCGGCTTGCGTCGGCGCCTGGTCCTTGATCAGGGACAGCAGGCTCTCGGCTGAGGAGTGAACGTCGTCGAGGTCCGTCGACCAGCGGTGCGGGCTGGTGTCGTGGATGTTGTCCAGGGCGTCGACGATGCCGCGCAGGCGGGTGGCGCACTGCTCGATCAGTTGGTGTTGGGTAGAGGACATTGCGGTGTCTCCGGTTGCTCCGGCGCCGGCGGCCGGCAGCGGAAGCATTTGCACAGGCCTATCCGTTGGCCCGTGGTGCGGCAGATGGTGGGGCGGTTCATTTCGGTGCTCAGGTGAAGAGGGTGGGCTGGGCGCTCTTGTCCAGCGCCTGCTGGATCTTGGTGAAGGCCTCGGGGTGCTGCTGGTCGAACGCCGGCATGCGGGCAGACTCAACCCAGGTGCCGCGCTCGGCCCCCTTGTCGAGCCAGGATCGTGTCCAGTTCGTCGCGCTGACGCCGCATTCGGCGATCTGCTTCGTGGTGATGAAGCCCTGGCGGCGAAGCGTGGCGATCACCTTCAGCGCGCCTTCCTTCCACTCGGTGAGGCGCAGCGGCGCCGGAACGCCGGCGGGCACGTCGGGGACCACGATCGGGACGTGGCAGCGTTCAGCGGGGTTCCAGTCGAACAGTTGCGGCCCGCTCAAGTGCTGGAGCCAGTGGCGCAAGTGGAACTCGGGGAAGTCGACGAACTTGCCGTCGCGCCGACGGTGTCCGCGGGACGGCGCGAGCACTGCGATGCCGCACATTTCAAGCAGGCGCGCGATTCCCTGGCTGGCCTCGGTGATCCGCCCGACAATGACCAGGCGGTGATCTGGCCCTGGCGCACCGTACCGGTCTTGCCAGTACTGCGGCAGGATCTGGTCGGCTACCTTGGCGTTCAACTGCAATTTGGCCTCTACGCCGATCTGCCGGCCATCCTCATGGACCACCAGGATGTCGAACCCGGCAGTCTCCGGGTAGCAGGTCCAGCCGGGGACTCGGTTGAACTCGTCGATGAACGCTGCGCAGAGTTCGGCCTCGCTCTGCACCAGCGGCGCATTGGATCTGGTCATGGTGCATTCCTTGCCCCGCAGTTGGGGCAGTCGTCGAAGCGCTGATGCTCTGTGATGAAGCGTCCGCAGCCGCTGCAATTCAGCCTGGTGCTGTAGCTCAGGCGGCGCTGGCCCTGGTGCTCCGGCTTGGGTAGCTTCAGGCCGAAGAGCCGGAGGGCCTGCTTGTGGTTGAGGGAGGCCGCCACAGCAACAGGCCTGGCATGCTGGTCGATGTAGGACTTCGGCCAGGGCGCGCGCCCGCGCGCGGTGAGTATGCCGGCGTGGTCGAGCGGCCAGGTCCGTGCGGCGGCCAGGTTGGATGTCCGGCCGGCGGCCTCGGGTACCCAGACCAGGCAGTTGCCGTCCCAGTCCCTGTCGTAGGCGACGTAGATGCGGTCGTCCGCTGGGGCGGTGGCGAGTGCCTGCGTCCGGGACAGTTCCAGGTCCTGGTGATCGACGCCGTACTCGACCCGGGCGCGCACGTAGTCGACCGGCCAGGGCAGATCGGTTTCCCGGCACTTGTACTGCCGTACGGCCCGGGCGCGGGTGAACGTTTCGGCTTCGTCGAGGTTGGTGGTGTAGCCGCCGCCGGCGCGCCAGAACATGGCCCGGCTCCCGACGTTGCTGCGGCTGTCCTGGAGATAGAAGAGGTGGCTCATGGTGTCACCCGCTTGAACTCGACCACCCAGACCCATGGGTTTGCGGCCCAGCTTCCCTCGCCGTTGAGCGATTCCCAGAGGAAGCCGAACGCCCCCTTGGCTGTGTCGCCCCAGCAGCCGATATCGGCGCAGGCTTGCCGAGCGTGGTCGCATGGCTCGCCGCGCACTCCCTCTGCCAACGCCTGCTCTTCGCTGATGTCCTGTAGGCGCTCGACGCGAACAGCGGTGATCTCCAGCAGGATGCGGCTTGAGTGCCTGCGCATGTGAATGCTTGGCTTCCACTTAACTGGGTACTCGCGCCCCTCAGACGACCTGCAATAGATGGCGTCCGGATTGGTAGCGCGGTAAACAATGAACTCGCCCGCGCCCCCGCCGTAGCTCTGAACCTGCAAGCCCCAGGTCTCACGCACCCACAGCCGGTCGCCGGGTTGTCCGTAAGGGCAGGCAGCCTCTGCCAGTCCACACCAACAGCCCTCGCCATTCTGAAGTTCTCGCTCAACATGAAGCATCGACTGGTGGACCTTGCACGGCCAGTGGTGGCCGCCGCTTTTGCTGGGCATGGGTTGCGGCTTCATCACTCGCCGCGTGACTGTCTTGCGGCCGTCCAGGATGGCGCGGACCATCGGTCCAGTGAACAGGATCGGACGTTCTTTCATGGCTGCACCTGCTTCTGCGAACGGTTCCAGGGATGCCGGCGCCCGGGCTTGGGCTGCTGGCGCGGGATGGTGAGCGCGTCGCGTAGGCTCATGCCGGCGGCGACGCGGCGGCGGACGGTCGTTGCGTGGACCGGGCTCTGGAAGTGCTCCACCAGCTCGGCGATGGTCCCGGTCACGCCGTCGACGGTGAATCGTCGGCTCTCGCTCCAGCGTTCGTGCGCGCGCTCCAGCGCTGCGGCCTGCGCCGGCGTGAACCTGCCGCGCGACGCTTCGTAGGCCAGGCGGTTGCCGAGCGTCGTGCCGTTCTTGGCCCACTCGATGGGCCCCATGGCTCCGATGATCAGGTCGAACTTCCAGCGGCCCAGGCCAAGGGCCTGCATCGTTGCGCGGCGGGAAAGTCCGCGCGCGGCCGAGTCACGGATGAACTGTTCGGTGTTCACGGTTGCACCTCCTGGTGCACGAAGCTCTCCGTAAACGCCACTGGATGTCCGCAGAATGGTGCTGACTTGTAGGGTGGTCTCCTGGCGTACTCGTTGTTGCGGGCAATAGCTACCGGATCCGGCGCCTGGTAGGGGCCGGCGACGTAAATGATGGGGTACATTGGAGTTCTCGTGATGTACGGGCGCACAATGCATAATCCGCGCTAGCTGAAGGGGAATTTATATGCTCAAGGACAAGCAAAGTTTGCTAGTCGCAGTTCTTCTGTTTGTTAGTGGAGGCGTGTTTTTCAATATCCTTCCATCCGTATCTCTGGCTATTAGCTTGGACTGGAATGCACTTTCGGCAATTGGAACTGTTGGGGCTGTTTTAGTCTCTTTGGGGCTTGCCGTGACGTCTTGGTGGAACAGGCGAGGAGAAGAAAAACTAAGAGCGAAACTTGTTGCTGCTAGAATTCGGCCAGTTCTTGTTGATTTAATTGATCAGCTTGGATACTTCAGTGCTTGGTACTATTTCGATAATCTGGATAGTCCTGGTGAAATCGAGGATGTTCGTGGGTTGGTTAAACCTTTGAGGATTTGTACAGATTCGATTTCAAAGGAAGACATAGAGCGCTTGGTGGTGCTTGACCAAAAGTCAACCGGCTATCTTTCCAGTGGGGTCGGTCGAGTTGAAGCAGTAATAAGTGAAGTCGAAAGAGTAACCGGTGATTGGGATGAGATAACGGACGTCCAGAAGGGTAGATACAGAGATACTTGGGGGCCGACCCTAGATGAGGCAAGGGACCATATCTACCAGGCGATGGATGTTATCGAGAAGGCTGTGAATGATGTCGCTCCTGAGATAGATTGGAGCCAGGTGTACGCCGACCATCACGAAGATTGACGGTGATTATGCCTGGCAGTTCGGGTAGGTTCGGATGGCCCGGCATGGGGCCGGGCCTTATGGAGTTGTATATGAGCGATGACCTGAAAGCAGTGGACCGTCCCCGCAACGTGCGCTGGAATGGCCCGAAGGGGCAAGAAGGATACCTTCAGTTCAAATGGAGTGACGATTCTGCGAACCCGATTCCGAGAGGTATCCGGATCGAAGTTAGAGCGAAAGATGGTCGCACCGGAACGCACGAGGACGATGAGGTATGCGCGTCGTACGAGGCTTGCCGTACCCGTGGTATCCAAGTGATGCAACAGATGATGCGGGACATTGATCCTGATTAAGGCGGCATATCAGCCTCGAGACTGCCGATCCGCGGCGGTGCCCGGTTGAGTCCGGCGGCGCCGCCGCCCAGGCCGCAGCAGAAGTGGAAGTGGTAGAGGGTGCGCTTGATCATGCGGCGGGTTCCTTTTCGCGAACGTGAGGACGCACTGCGCTATGCGTGATGGCGCAGTGATGTCGTTGGAGTTAGATTTGGAAGGCCCGGCATGGGGCCGGATCAAGGAGGAGAGATGCCTGACTTCAGAATCGTCGAGATCGTGTTCGATGACACCAAGGTCTATTACCGGTATGAGACGGTGGGTGCATCAACAATCGGTGGAGAGCAAACACCTGCTTATCAGCAAGACATCATCCTCAATCATTTTCGGTCTGCCGCAGGCTATCGGGGTTCTCCGACAAAGGTTGAAAGCGCTGCACTTGTTGCATCGAAGGCCGTGGGACGAGTGGTCCAAACTTTGAGCGGATCCAAGGCTCAAGCCAGGTCGACAAAGAACACTTGGGTAACCAAGGCGCATGCAGATCGTAACTATGAGGTTCTCAACACCCAGAGTCGTTAGGCTGTACGCGACCCGCTAGAAGTACGTCAGTACTCGGTGAACAGGCACTGGACGCCGCCCTGCCTGACAGGGCGGCCCACGAGGCATGGTTGAATCGCCCACAGGGCGGCGTCCGGTGCGTGCTTGCTGGGAGAGAAAGCGCCCCGGGTGGGGCGCTGTATCGAGGGTCAGGCAGCAGCCTGTTGCTGCTGGTCGGCGAGTTGACCGGCGTCGATCCAGACCGCTTGTAGCCAGGCCGGCGTCTTCGCCATCGGTTCCTTGAGCGTGCCGGCGACGATCACCGAGTCGATTTCCTTGTCCATGGTCACGGCGCGCAGCAGTGTCAGGGCCTGGCTACGACTCGGCAGGTCCAACACGTCGAGGCGATCCAGCAACGCCAGGCGCAGGCCGGAGATCGTCGCGATGGCCAGGGCCAGCGTCGCGTCGCACCGCCAGCGCTCCGATTCGGACAGCAGGCCGTACAGCCGGCCGCCGAACGTGACGTCGATGTCTGCGCTGATCTGCACGGGCGACCAGCCGGCGGTGCCGGATAGGCGCTGCAGCAGCTCGTTCACCGGTCCGATCGCATCGGCCAGGATCTCCGCTGGGATGCCCGCGGGCGATAGGGCATCGGCCAGGGCGCTCCAGGCGCAGACCTCGGCGTGGAAGCCGGCGGCCTGCTTGATGACGTCCTGGCGCTGCGCGGCGGCGTTGAACGCTTCCTGCAGCGACTGCACCTTGGCCTGCTGCCGATCACGCGCCTGGCGCAGTTCGTTGATCGCCTGTTCGCCGTTGGCGATCGCCTCGGCGCTGGGCGCCTGGGCGGTTTCGGCTTCCAGGGCGGCGGCCTGCGCGGCGGCGGCCTCGCTCTCCTTCAGGTCCCGCTGGCTGTTGGCGACGGCCCGCTGAGCGCTGGCAAGATACCCGCGGTACTCCTCCAGACGTTTCGCCGCCTCGGGATCGGCAACCTTCGCCGGCGGCTGGTGCGCGACCAACTGGCCGGCCTGCAGGTCCACGGCGCCCTGGCAATGAGGGCAGGTCAGCGGCTGGTGGGCGGGCTCGCCGCTGGCGGCGGCCTCGGCTGCCATCACCTTCTCAGACCATTCGTCCTGATTGGCCTCGTCGGTGGCCAGCTTGTTGCGCCGGCGGTCGGCTAGCGCTGCGGTCTCGCGGAGAGCGGTGATGCGGCTGGCGCGGGACTGGGCGTCGGCGTGGGCGCGCTTGCTGGAGCCCAGGGTCTGCTGGGCCTCGTCCAGGTCTTGGGCGGTGGCTTGCAGTTCCGCGCGCGCCGATTCCAGTTCCTCCTTGCTGACGATGGCCGGCGGCGCCTCCGGCTCCCACCCGTTCGCCTTGTCGCTGCCGTAGTTCTCGCCGGTGACCGCTTTCCAGGCGCCGCGCGCTTCGCTGGCGTAGTCCTTTGCCTGGCCGACCATGGCGGAGAACCCGGAGCGGAGCAGGGGCTTCACCTTCTCGAACAGCGCCAGGTCGATGCCCTTGGCCTCCAGGCGCTTGGAGACCTCGGCTGGGCTGGCGCTGGCGCCGGTCAGGTCGAACAGCACCCGGCGGCGATCTTTGGCGTCCAGAGCGGCGAAGCGGCTGGCGTCGAGCACGAACGGCAGGAACGGCGAGTCGGCGAGCGGGGAGCCTTTGCCGCTGGGCAGCGCGACCCCGCAGGCCTGCACCTCGCCGGCCTCGTCCAGCCACTCGACGCGGGCCTCGCCCTTCTTGGCGCCTTCGGTGATCAGTTGGCCGATATGCTGCTTCTGCGCAACGCGGCCGGGCTTACCGGTGAAGGCGTGGCTGATGGCGTCGAGCAGCGAACTCTTGCCGGCGCCGTTGTGGCCGGCCACCAGGAGCACCGGCGCAGAAACATCAAGGGCCGCATGACGCAGCCCTTGGAAGTTGGTGATTTCGAGTTTCGTGATGCGCATGGCTCACTCCAGGGTGATGGGCTCTTCGGCCGGGGCCTTGGTGGCAACGGCGACGCGGTAGGTGTTGAGGTCGGGCGATTCGCCTTCGGTGGCGAGCGTGATCACACCGTCGTCGAGCAGCTTCAGGGCGACAGCCAAGGACTCGTCGGTGCTCAGCGCGAAGCGCGACTGCAGCCAGACCGGGGTGATCTCGTCTTTGCGCAGCACCAGGACGGTGATGTCGTCGATGGTGTGGCCGCCGTAGGTTGTGGCGCCGGGCTCGGCGGCACTGCTCAGCAGGTCTTTTTCCGGCTCCGGCGGTGATTGCAGGATCACCTCGCGCTCGCCGTTGGAGTTCGGTGCCGATACAACGCCGGAGGCTTCCATTTCCTCGACGATGCGCGCGGCGCGGTTGTAGCCGATTTTCAGGTAGCGCTGGAGCCCGCTGATGCTGACCCGGCGTGTGTCGATGACATGGCTGACCGCTTCGATGTAGAGCGGGTCTTGCGCACCAGTGCCGCCGGCGTCGTCGCCATCGTCGCTTTCGTCCAGGGCCAGGGCGCTCTGGTCGGGATCGGGTACGACGGTGTCCATGCCCTGCAGGTACTCCTCAGCGTCGGCCACCACCAGCATGCAGACCTTGCCGGCACGGTCGATTAGGTCGTGACGCAGCGGGTCGAACTGGCTGACCTTGAAGGTCGCCTTGATGCCTTCTTTGATCGCCACCGACTCCAGGATGCCGCCGATGGCCGGGCGCTCGCCGGCGGAAATCAGCTTGACCGCATACTTCACGGTGCGCTCTACGGTGCTGCGCAGGCGGTCGATGACGTCGGCTTGTTTCTTTTCGGTCAGCTTCGGCCAGACATCCGGCAGGACACGGACCTCCTGCAGCAGGGCCTGGAGCAGGTCGCGGCCGAGCGTTTCGGCAGCGAGGGAAACTACGGTGGCGGGCTGTTCCTCGTCGAACTCTTCTACGAGGTCTTGAGCGATGGTTGCGGCGGTTTGGGCTGTCATTGGCTGCTGTTCCTACTGGTTGGCGATGCGTTCGAGGGTGGTGTGCTGGGACTCGCTGAGGAACATCCGCGGGCCGTAGTGCTGGAAGTTGGCGCGCAGGTCGGCGGTGAACTCTTCTTCCCAGGTGGTAGCGGCATTCAGCTCCGCCGCGCCGAGGAGGCTGTTGAACTCCTCGACACGGTCGAACTGCTCTTCGATGGTTCGGCTTGGCATGGCCGGCTACTCGAGATTGAGCTCGTCGGCGCCGGTGTCCGGCTGCTGATCGGCGGGCTGGCGCTGAGCCGACTTGGTGATCTCGCCACTGACGGTGTCGATCACTTCTCCGGGTTCGTGTTCAAGAGCCTGCTGGCCCGCGCCCGGCGCCTTGTCGGTGACCTCCTGCTGGCGCCGCAGCACGTCGAGGTCGACCGTGAACGAGCCGTCGGCGTCGCGTTTGGCGTCGATGACGTCCTGCAACTCTTCTGCGGTCTGCAGGCCCATGCCGAGGTCCGGCGCATAGGCACGCTGCCAGAATGCGGCGGCGCGGTAGATGAACATCTGGTCCGGCATCGTCTTCCACTTGCTGCCGTTCTTCGCTGCCCAGCCTTCGTCGTTCACCATTTTCCAGGTGACCCAGATGCCGTCGAGGCGTTCGCCGGTGGACTTCTCAATCGCCCAAGCTCGGCAGCCATAGTCGGAACTGCCCGGCTCGCCTTTCCACTCGTAGCGCATTGAGGAGAAGCGGCCGCAGGTGTTCACCGTGGCGATCAGGAACTTGCTCGACCAGCCCGGGGTGCCATGCACGATGTAGAGGTTCTGCATGACCATTAGCGGGTTCGCGCCCATGCGCTGGGCCATGTCCAGCGCAATCATGCAGTTGGGCAGGTTGCCCTGGTACTGCTTGGGCACCAGGTCGGCCTGGCTGAAGGCCTTGGCGATGCGTTGCATCAGCTCGAAGCCGTCCATGTTGAAGAACGACATAGCGACGGGTGCTTTGTCGCGCTGACGCGCAGCCACGGCTTGCGTCTGCAGGGTTTCGAGGGTGGTTGTCTGGCTCATGGTGTCTCCGGTCATTCGTGGTATGGGCAGGTCCGCCAGCGCGGACAGTACTTCGGGCTGCAAAGTTGGCTCTGCGGGTTCGGGGGGAAGAGGCCGGAGCGGAACATGTCGGCGGCGAACTTGATCAGGCCGGGATGCTCGTCGGTGCCGGCCATCACCTGGCGCGCACCGACGATCTCGCCGACCGCCGCCTCGGGCTTGCCCTTAGTCTTCAGGCCGATGATCTCGGCCGGCGCGGTGATCGCATCGCCGGTGGTGTGCTCGTAGAGCAGTTCGTAGGTGCCGATCTGGGCTTTGTGGCCCTTGGTCTTGGCCACGCCCTGGCTCACCGCGGCGCCGCCGGTCTTCACGTCGGCGATGCCGACGCCGTGGCTATCGCGCTTGATGCGGGCCCGGTCGAGCTGGCCGGTCAGGCGGACAAGGATGCCGCCACCGCAGTCGATCTCCAGCGGCTTGGTCGTCAGCTCCACGGCCACGAAGTCGTAGCGCGGGCTGATGTCGTTGCAGTACTTCGTGTGCAGCGTCAGTCCGGTGGACTCGGCTTCGCGCGGGCTGATGTCGGAGCCGCGCCAGTCGACCTCGAACTCCGGCTGCTGCAGCGTGTGCACCAGCAGTTCCGAGGCGTCGTAGGCGCTGATCGGCTCGCCGTTCACCCGTGCCGCGTCGAATGCTGCGGTGCTTGCGTGGATCGCGGTACCGAGCAGCGCCCGGGGGGATGAAGGGCTACGCATCTTCAGGATGTGTACGCCTTCCCAGCGGAACGCGCAGTCGAACAGCGCGCCCCAGGACGAGGCGCGCACGGTGATGGTTTGCATGGTTGGCTCACTTCCCGGCGATGGGTGCCGTGGCGGGTTGTTCGGCGGTGATCAGACCGCCCCAGGCAGGGGCGAAGATGAGCAGGATGTAGAAGGCGGTCATGGCCAGGGCGCCGATGAGCGTGGCTTTTCGCTTGGCGTTCATGGCGTCACCGCCTGGATACTGGTCTCCACCCATTCACGCATGCGCTTCCAGCGATGTTCTGGCGTCTCGCGCGCCCATTTCATCGAACCGTCGTCCTGCCGCTGGTAGCACCCAGGGTGCTCGTCGTTCTCATAGACAATCTCGGCGGCCAGTGCCGGCGCGATGTCGAAGGCCGCCGCAACAGCTTCGCGGCAGTCGGGGTCGAGCCCGCTCATGTCTAGCCCGCGTTTGGCGCCAAGCACGCCGAGGGTGCAAAACTGGCCGTCAGCTTCCAGTTCCTCGGCGATCAGGCGCTTGTCCGGCATGGCGTCTAAGGCCTCGCGCAGCTCGATCAGGAAGGCCTGGCCGCGTTTGCCCTTGATCGCGGAGTTGACCGCCCCCCGCCAGCAAATCAGGCTCCAGCCGCCACAGTCGTCGCTGTATCCGCTTCTGCTCATCGCCGTACCCCCAGGCACTTCCGGCCTTTCTTGATGGTCAGCGTCATGCGACGCGGGAGATTCACCACCAGGGTCTCGCGGGGCAGGCCGAGCACTGCGGCGATGTCGGCGCCGGCCGGCATCACCAGGTCGTCGAGTTGGTCGTCGATGATCGAGCGAACGGGGCGGGTGGTCATAGGTCGATGCTCCTCAGTTCCTGCTGTCTCGCATCCGCTGCGGCGTCGAGCCGGCGGCGCATGTCGTCGTATTGCCGGGTGCCGATGGCGTCCAGCGTGTAGGCCATCTCGATCTGGCCGCGCCATACCAACTGGTCGTGGCGCGGGATCGCCGACCGACGCATAGCGACGATCGCTTCCTCGATCACGCCCTCTGCGCGCTCATTCGCCCAGGCCATCGTCGTCCTCCTGCTCTTCGTCCTCGTGCTCCGGTTCCGGCTCCGGCTGGTCCCAGAGCGGGTCGTCGGCACGGTCGTAAGCGAGTTGCGCGTTGCTGAAAGCCGCGCGGTTGCGGCGCTCGCGGTATGTCCACATCATCCCCACCTCGCCGAACTGGTGTAGATCGCTTCCAGGTACTCGTCGCAGATGCGTTTGGCCCGCTCGCACCGGTCAACGTCGAAGAGTCCGAAGTGGCATTCGGGCGGCATGATCTGGAGTTCGGCGGCGAGCCAGGCGTAGGCCTGGCTGCGCGTCATCAGCTTGTCGCGCCAGATGCGTTCGAATGGCCGTTTGCAGCGGTTGCGAGCGTCGCGCAGGGGCTTGTCGGCCAGCGTCCCCAATGGGACGTCGGTGTCGGGATGCAGGCCCACGTAAGCGCCGCAGCCCGTGCCAGTGCAGGCGTAGGCATACGGCCAGTCGCCGTACTCTCGGCCGTAGATCACCCGGTTGCTGACCAGACGGACCAGACCGCCGCAGTGCGGGCAGCCGGTGGGGATTGGCTGAGGATGCTTGATGCGCTTGAGCGCGCCGCGGCTTACGTGCGGCAGCGGTGCCGGCGGCACCAGTTTCTCCGGGCTGTTCGCTCGTGGGTCGATCATTGCGTGTGCTCCGTGGTTCACCTGCATTCGGCAGCACCCAGGCACACGGCAGTCGTGCCCGGTGGGGCGCCGTTGCGGGTGCTCTCGAATGGGGGTTGAAAAAAGCCCGGCCGGAGCCGGGCGAAGAGGGGGAACGCTGCATGCGCAGCGGGGAGTGATCGGCGCGAGGGCGTCCCCTCTGGCTCCGTCCGCGCCACCAGCCGGCGGCGTTGCTCGTTGGCTCGCCTGCTTACGAGGCAGGTGCCTGACTCGGCTGCCGATCACTCTCCGCTACGCCCTGGCCGAGCCAGGAGCAGGAAAGAGAAGGGCGCCGCCAAGCGCCCTGTCTCCACTTACATGCACCGCCTTATGTGAAAGCGGTTGGGTACAGGCTCGACCGCATGTTGGCGATCTGCCGATTGAGGCTGGGCTACATGGTGAGGTCCTCCGTTGTACGCGCCGTTGGACCGGCGGGCGCTCGCCGTGGGTTAAACGCCCGGCAATGGGCCAGGCGCCGAAGTCAGGAGATCGCGGTGCAGGCCCGCAACGCCACCGGCGCCGACTGGCCTTCGATCCAGATAACCGCCGCCCCGCCAAGCGACACGCTGGCCCGGCCGACAGTGCGGGTGCGCTGCGGTTCGGCCCCTCGGTACGGCCGGTACTCGATCAGCGCTGGCGCCGGGTGCTCGCGGTTCCAGGCATCGACCAGTTCCGCCGGCGGCACCGGTCGGACGTTGCCGATCTGCTGGTAGATCTCGGAGCGGTGGATGGCAACGTCGTCCGGGGCAGTGATGCCGAGGCGGATCTGGTCGCCTTGGCTGCCGAGGACCGTGACGGTGATGTTGTCGCCGATATGCAGGGTTTCGCCGGGTCTTCTGGTCAGGATCAGCATGGTGTGACTCCGTTCGGGGTGACGGCCACCTCAGGAAAGCGGCGCGAGGTAAGCGGTCAGTACGGTTTCTCGACCTTTCCTTGGTCTTGCAGGCTCTTGACCTTGAAGAGCTCAGAGAGGATGTCATCCATCACCTTGCCCATCTGATTGCGCAGGCCGTCCTTCAGGTGACCGGTGATGTTCACGGCGCTGTCCTTCATCTGCTTCGAGAAGTCTTCGGCGCAGATTTGCGTCATCAGGTATTCGGCGCGGGTGACGGAGTTGTAACCGCCATCGGCTCTACCGGTGCGTGGATCGACCTTCGCAGACCAATAGCCGCTTACAGTTCGCTCCAGCTCTTTGCGAATGCTGGTCGGCTCACCTTCCGGCTGCCCCCAAGCGGTGACGCGCTGGTAATCGCGCTCGAAGCAGTTGTGCACGGTTTCGTCGATTGCTTTCTCGACCTGGGCCATTGCGCGTTCGGCGAAGATCTTGTCGATGCGCGATTTCACTTCCCTGGCAATCAGCCCTGAGAGTTCGCTGTCATGGCTCAGGATCTCGTCTGCGGCTTTCGCGACGATGGCGGCTTTCAGGTCTTCTTCATTGATGTTCAGCATATCCGTGCCCTCCAGGGCTGGTGTTCGGTGACTTTGCGGCGTCAGCCCAGGCGATCCGGGACGACTTCCATTGCCTCGGCGACGATCTTGTGAGCCCCTTCGGAGTCCACCGTGGCGAACCCCTTTTCGGCGTAGTCCCACTGCTCGTCTTCATCGCCGGGGAAGTTGCTGCACGCCACTGAACAGACGCCAAGCCCGTCGGGCTTGAAGTAGAGGCGCACCTCCGGGCCGTCATCCCCGCGATCAAGCATCACGAGCACTTGGCCCAGGTCTTCGAACTCGAACAGCTTCGCGAACTGCTTCATTGGCATTTCTCTCTTTTCACGGTTGGCAGCCGGCCAGCGCGCCGACGAATTGGAAGATCACGCGGGCGGTGGTCACGAGACCGATCATGAAGACGGCGAGTCCCAGGCCGAGCAGGACACCCTCGCCAACGGGTTTCAAAATTCTTCGGTTCACGTTTGTCTCCGCAGGTAGCTCGACTCAGGCCGGCTCGCAGTGGGAAAGGGCAACGCAACCGGACACTCCGGCGAGCCAGACGACAGCAGTGTGTCCGCCGAGCACCTGGGCTTCGGTTGTCGTCCGGGGGCGCTTCGGTGCCGCGGCGCGATGGAATCGGTAGTCGACCTCGGTGCCGACGGGGTATGCGGAATTCCAGGCAGCAACGGTCGCCGCCGGGTTGGCGTTTCGCTTCATCGTGTGTCTCCGGATAGAGTTCGGTGGGTCTGGTGATGCCCTGCTACCGGCAGGGCGGCGGGTTATTCGAAGGTGCGTGCGATTGACCGGACGTGGTCAAGGTCTGTGCATTGCTGCGTTTTGCCGTCACTGTCGCGCTTGAGAATCCACAGATACCGGGAACCCCAGCAGCTCGACACCTTGCTGACCTCGGCGACCTTCATGCCATCCAACAGCACGGGTCGACTTCCGTATTTGCGCGCGGCGCGTCCGATGGTGACTGTCTTCATGTCCTTTCCTCGGTGATGCCCCGGCGAACCGGGGTGTTTACTTGCAACAGCCTTCAAGCCACGCCGCCATCTCCTGAAGCTCTCCTACCAGCGACTTGCGGCGGTCATGCTGGGCTGCGTGGTCGTCGCAGTTGAGACAGGCCATGCGGTAGGCGTGCAGTGCTTCGGCTGCGGTTTCCAGCTTCTTTGCGGCCACTAGGCCCAGCTTGTTGCGGGCCTGTTCAGGGGTAGAGCGGGCCATCACAGCAAGCCCCGTTCTTCGTTGCGCTTGCGCATGTTGGCGTTGAACTCGGCGCGGATGTTGAGCACGGCTTCTGACTCCAGCCACTCCTCAGCTTCCAGTGCCTCAACGGCTTCCGCTTCGGTGACTCCGGTCTGAGCGACTACCGCTTTCACCTTTTTGGTCTTGGTGGCGTTCAGCTTGGTGTTCATCGTCTTGCCCTCCGGGGCGGGGTGGTTAGCGCTGCGACTTCTGGTAGCCGTGCTCGAACCACGCCTGGGCGTTATCGTCGCGCTCGTTGCGTGGATTGCAGTACGTCGGCGCATGCACGATGTACCCATTGCCCAGCGTCTTGCGGTTCTCCGGCTCGTCGCGGTAGGCGTGATAGCCATCTACCCAAGCCTTTGCGTCCTTCCGACGCGCCAAATGGGCCGACCCGCTGCGGGTGTTATTCCCCGAGTCATATCCTCCGGCGACGCGCTTTCCGTTGGCGTCGTACACGTACCAGCAGGCCACCCAGTTATGGCCGGCGTGCGAGCCCCAGCAGTAGGTGCGCCAGATGTAGGCAGGCTCGTTCTCGATGCGGAAGCCACGGTAGTTCATCGTCTTGCCCTCCAGGGCGTGTTGACTTCCCGTCTGGCCCTCGGTGGAGGGCCAGCCAGTGAAATCGGTGTTTCTCCCGCGTTCGCCTGCTGGGCTTCTACAACCCGCGGGTGTTGCTGCCCTCACCACTTCCGATAGCAGCTAGGGCTCGATGTGTTTGGACTTGGGCTTCCCTCGCAACGCCTTCAATCGGCATACAGCGCTGGTCATGGGGTATCAGTGTTACTCCGCGCTTGAGTGCAGCCCGGCGTCCCGTTGAGTGGGGCACGTATGCGCGGATTGCCGACCCGAACATCGGCTGGGCTTAGTACTGCATTGGCTGTTTCCTCCTATCGGTGTTATCTCGGTCGCTTCTCCTTGTCGGGGTTCGTTCCCACTCCTGCGTTCGCTTCTTTGGTCTATTGGCAGGTGACTTGAGCAACGTCGCGTGCAACGCATGGGCTTGCACGGCTGGACTGTCCGGCCCAGCTCGGGCTGCGTCTTTTGCCTCTCCCAGCGTCTCGCGACGTTGGCGCAGCAGAGGGTTCCCAAATTGTCGAAAGAGCGGTCGGCTCGGTGGCCTGGCCGGCGGTGTGTTGCTGGCGTTGAGAGAAAAGTAAGCCAATGCCTAATCTTTGTAAATAGCTAATGCCTAATTTTTAAGTTTGCGCACTAACGATTTGCGGGGGAGCGAGGAGGGGCTTGCAGGTTTTTACAGAAGAAAATACTGTTTAAATAAACAGTATTTGGAGGTTGGCATGGCTGCACAGAAGGAGAACACCCAGGCGAAAGGACAGGTCTCTCCGGTAGAGAAGGTGCGTCTACGGGTATCAGCGATGATCAGTAGCCCTCGGGCTCAGGCGGAGCGCCGGGCGTCAATCTGGAAGGCGCAGGGGGACTCGGAAGAGGCCTGGCAGCAGGTGCTGGAGGAGTTGGCCGAAACCGATGGACTCGAGATGTCGTTGGGGGAGGATGGAGTGGTTACGCTCACCTGGCAGGCGGGAGACGAGGAGGGCGTTGAAGTGGTCGATGGGATTGAACTGGTGCAGGAGCCGGACACGGTGGTTCAGCGCCTTCACGAGGAGAGGGCGTAGGCTGAGGTCGAGCCCGTGCGCTCAACTGCCCCCAAAGTTGGACGCCAAGCCAGCGGGCCGGGGGGGGGGCTCAGGCGGACTCTGGATGTGGGGTCAGGCGAGGAAGGACGGCGCTGTATCGAGTTCAGCGCCGGGGTAGGGCGGTCGTCAGCTCAGTGCGGAGCCGGGAGGGAAGGGCAGGGGCGAAAAGGCCGCGCTGGAGTCTGCTATTTAGGATTATGGCTTAGGCTGGGCAGCAGGAGGTTGGCTGTCCGAGGGAGCCAGTCGTTCGGTACGTATCTGCTCAAGCAATTGTCGTGTCTCGCTGGCCTGCTGCTTGGCTTCCTGGATGAGCGCGCTCGTCTCGCGACCGGAATCGAAGTTGGCAACACCGTAGGCCATGACAGCAATAACAATGCCGACAATGGCGATTACCGACAGAACCGAGTTAAGGATGATCGTGCCCTTTAGCCCGCGAACGCCGGAAAGATCCTTCTCCAGTAGCTGGAGGCTGTGATTCATCTGCTTCAGGCCATCAGTGACCTTCCCCTCGAACTCTTTCAGGCGCGCATCGACCTTGAGATTCTGATTCTCAAGGCGTGCGTTGAGTTCTTCGCGGCTGATATCGCTCATGGGGTCAGTATGAGCGGGCTTCTCAGAAAAGTCACTTTCTGGCTCAGCAGTCGCCGCTGAGTCTGCGCTGGCAAACTGCTTCCAGTCTATTCCGCCGCTGCGCGACTTGGACCAGGTTGGGGCATTGCTAGGCTTCATTTTTTGACTCGTTTCCCAGCCATTCCCTTACGACAGCCTTATAGACATGCTCAATATGACCGCAATGGACGCAGTACATACCATAGGTTGTTATCCCGTAAGGCTTTCCATCTTCCCGTACTTTCCGAAAACGATGAAACATCTCTTCCATGTAGACTTCACTGGCATCATTACCTTTCCATTCCGATGTCAGTAGCCCCCATTTTGATGGCGACCTAAGGCAGCCTGGACAGGTCGAATCTTCTCGAGTAGCCGAGAGGAATCTAAGGAAGTCCCCGGCTAAAAGCTCGTCCTGCACATTTTCCTGTGTCACTTACTTCATCCTCAAGAAACGGTAATAACCGAAGCGCACCCGGTCAGACAAGAAGAACCTCGCTATAAATGATGGCCTTCATTCCCACGGCTACAGATCTCCACCCCTCCAGATGACCTTGCCTGTCAAAGCTTTCTGAAATTCCAGGCTCCCAGCACTTTGGCCTGGAAGTGGACGTCTTCCATTCTGGCCTTCTGCGGCTCGAAGGACTTGTTGTCCGACACCAGCAGGTAGTGCTCGGCATCATGGATCTGCACCCGCTTCACGAACAGGTGCTGCAGCCAGGTGAAGACGTAGACGCCTTCCTCGACGAAGTCTGTGATGCCCACGTCGACGAGGATCGGGGACTTGTCCTCGATGGTGCCCAGCATGCTCTGACCCCATCCGGTGATGATCTTGAGGTTGGTCGCATCGGTGTACTTCAGGCCGAGGTCATCCAGTTGGACCTTGTCGACCACCAGATTCCTGACGAACTCGCGGTACTCGGCCGGTACCTGGCCGCCACCCATGGCAGCGCGCACGTCGTACTGGGCGATCGAAATCGTATTTCCTTTCACCAGAGTGGTGCGGTTGAAGTCAGCGTGAATCACGTTCGATGTCGTTGATTGTTCGCCATCGAGAGACTCGGCTACTGCCTGCGCGATTTTCTCCTTAGCTTCGCCGCTCAGCCCTTTACCGTGGCGCTGGAGCATCTCCATCACCTTTTCCGCGGCCGATGAGCCAGGGCGCTGAGGCGAACTACCTGGCGCAATAAGCTCCGCCTCCTTTTCGCTCAACCCCCAGTGTTCTGCGCCAACGACGCCTGAGAAGAACGATATCAATTCGATCAGCTTCGCTTTATCGATCCTGCCGGTGTTGATCCATCCCTGGACAGAAGGGGGCTTCACGCCGAACTGCTCTGCGAGAGCCTTTTTCGACATGTTTTTGGCGAGTCTGGCGGCCTCAATAGCGGCGCCGAGTTGGGGTCCGGTAAGCATTGCCTAATTTAACGTCAGTTGTAGTGTGGTTAGGCAATGGCTTGCCTGTAATTAGCTAATGCCTTACTCTTTTCTCCAACATTCCCCGGAGAAGAGACATGACTCCAGCAGAAGCAGTGCGCCAGGCCGCCGAGATGTTGGGCAGTAGGGCCGAGTTGGCGCGAAAGCTCAATGTGAGAGCACCCACGGTAAGTCAATGGTGTTCAGGCGTTCGACCAATCCCGGCGAAGCGCGCAGTTGAGATTGAGGCGCTCACCGCAGGTCGGGTCCTTCGAAGTGAACTTTGCCCGTCGTTCCCATGGGGTGCGGCTGCCTGAGCACACCTTACTGGCCAGGAGCCGCCACGTCATGCGAAGCGAATCGCACACCCTGATTTCCACGCTGCTCGGCGTGGTGAACCAATGGCGCCGCCGAGAGGGGTGGAGCCGAGAGACCGTGGTCCAGCACATCGTGGAGGCGCACGAGCGCATCCAGGGAGCGCTGGTCACTGGCATCGTCTTCGACCCGCCAACGCGCGATACAACCGAGCGGATGAAGGTCAACGCCGACCGCGTGTTCCGCTGGCTCGACGACGGAACCAAGGACACCAACCTGGTGCCGGCGAACTTCGTACCCAGCATCCTCGCCGCGCTGCCGACTGACCTGAAGGTCCAGGCCCTGGGCGACATCCTGACGCCGCTGGGCGTGTCGGTTCGCTTGATCGGCGGCGATGCCGGCCAGCGGCCGGAGGTGCTCTGCATGCTCCGGACACTCATCAAGGAGAACGGTGAGGCGCAGCAGGCCGTGGCCAACCTCGTCGACGGCGCTGATGACCAGGAACTGCAGGAGGCCCACCGGGAGCTCTCCGAATCCAGGGCGGCGACAGATGAGGCGCTGCGGATGATCGACCAGATGCGCCGGCCGCGCCTTGTTCAGGGGTAGCCGTGCCGTCCTTCCAGATCAACGACGAGGAGCGGGAGGCGCTCCGCGGCCTACCCATGCTTGCCCGCGAGATCTACGTGTTCGCGCTGCGCCCGTTTATGGACTTTGCAGCAGGCATTGTCGGAGAGCGGCGAGGGATCTCTTGGAAGTCGATTGCCGAGGAGCTCTACGTCGAGCCGCACCAGGGCATCAAGGGCGGGGAGCCCTCCGAAAAGGAACTGCGGCGGGCGCTGGTCTGGCTGCAGAAGGTGGGCCTGGTGGGCCCCAACTTGGCCGAAAGGCGCCTGATTTTTGAGTTGCCGAAGGCTTCACGGGATCAATCCGTCCGAAAAAAAGTGGGCACTAAGTGGGCAGATGAAGCGGGCAGTTATGTGGAAGGGTCGGAGCCCAGCAACTACGCGGCTTTCCCGGAAAAAGAGGGCAGATATGTGGGAGGGGGTGAAAGTGAAAAAGTGGGCACACCTCCGGTATCCGGTAATAACCGTACCGCACCTAACGCGTGCGCGCGCGAATGCCCAGCCGATCCGGCCACTGCGGGGCAGTGGTGCCAGTTCTTCATCCGCGAGCGCGGATTCCAGATCCACGCGGTGCAGACCGCCAGGACCATGCCGCTGTTCGCCTCTTGGGTCGAGCGCGGTGTCACCGCGGAGCAGATGCTCGCGGCAATGGAGATCGCCGAAGCCAAGCTCGGCGCCCCGCCTGACTCCCCCCTGTACTACCGAAATTTTCTCGATGAACTCTTGCTGGAGCGCCACCGGATGGCAACAGCACCGCATGCGGAGCACCGCCATGAGCAAACCGACGGACGAAACACCCAAGCACGTCAGCGACCCGCTGCACGACGTTCGCGCAACGCTGTTGACATCCTCCACGACGACGACTGGTGAGCCGCAGATCGAGAATCTGGTCGAACTTGACGCCCAGGCGCGCAGGGCGGTGAAACGCGTGTTCGCTACCCTCAAAACCAGCTATCCGGCTTGGTACGAGAAGCACTACGGGGAACGTCGTGCGGAGACGCTCGCCAAGCGAGTCTGGCTGACCGGTATCAAGCACCTGAGCGACATGCAGGTCGACCGAGGCCTCCAGCGGATGGTGCTGGATCAGGACTTTCCTCCGAGCCTCAAGGAGTTCCTGCGGCTGTGCCGCAAGATCGACGGTTTGCCGAGCGCCGAGGGCGCCTGGTACGAAGCCTTGGAGCAGCGCTACAGCCACAAGGTCGTGAAGGTGGCTGCCGAACTCACAGGCCTGTTCGAGCTTCGTCGGGCCCAGTACGGCGACAAGCGACTTCGCGCTGAGTTCGAGCATAACTATGCCGTAGTGGTCCGACGCCTCGAGGCTGGTGAGCCGCTGGATGGAAAGGTCGCCAAGGCGATTGGCCTCGACAGCCAGAAGTCGGAGCTGCAGCGCGCCGATGAGCTTGCCGAGCAGCAACTGCTCCACCGGATGCAAGCCCAGGGCCTGGATGGGCTCAGTGGCGCCCAGGCGCGGGAACTGCTGCTGGCCAAGATGCGCCGGAAAGCGCCGGAGGTGCGCCGTGATGCATGACCTCCGCCCGGTAATGTTCATGGTACCCGGCGAGCCGGTGGGGAAGGGGAGACCGCGTATCGGTCGTGTCGGCGCCCACGCAAGGATGTTCACGCCGGCGAAGACCGTGGCGTACGAAGGCCTGGTGGCCATGGCAGCCCAGGAAGCGCTCGCAGGTCGATCCCTGATCGCCGGCCCCGTGCTCATCGAACTGCGGATGTTCCACCCCATTCCGCGGTCCTGGTCGAAGAAGCGCCAGGCCATGGCGCTGATCGGCGAGGTCATGCCCACCGTGAAATGCGATGCCGACAACTGCCTGAAGGCGGTGTGTGACGCGCTCAACGGCGTTGCGTGGAAGGACGACACCCAGGTCGTCAATGTGATGCTCGCGAAGCGGTACGCCGAAGTACCGCGGGTCGAGGTGAAGATTGTTCCGCTGATGGCTGAAGGGGCGCAGAGATGAAATTCAGGGGCGTGTTCAAGCATGCAGATGGCGGCTTCGTTGCCAGCATCGGGCACAAGGGCAAGCAGGTGTATCTCGGCTGGTTCAGGGGGCTCGAGGAAGCCAAGCAAGCCAGGCTTGAGGCAGAGGTCAGGCTGTTCGGGGCGGTATTTGATCGTCGCGAGATTGATGTCTGCGAGGACCACGCCAAGATACCGTTGCATGGGCGCAACGGGGCGTTCTACGGCTACGCCTTGGTCGATCTTGACGACCTGCCGAAGGTGGCTGCGACAGCTTGGACTGTCGACCCTCGCGGCTACGTTGCCGGCAGGCCGGAGGGCATGAAGTCCTCGGTGACCATGCACCGCTGGATCATGTTCGGCGATGCGAAGGGAAGCGGCGTCGACCACCGCGATGGCGACAAGCTGAACAACCGCAGGAGCAACCTGCGCGAAGCAACCCAGGGTGAGAACGCCAAGAACACCCGCCTGGCCAAGAACAACTCCAGCGGCTTCAAGGGTGTTTCGAAGACGGCGGAGGGCCGCTGGCGCGCACGCATCACCGTCGGTCGCAAAGAAATCCGGCTCGGCAACTTCGATACTCGGGAAGAGGCGGCGGCCGCATACGACCGAGCAGCGCTGCAACTGCATGGTGAGTTCGCATCGCCGAACAGCGAAACGCCAGGCGTGCGAGTGAAAGTCGTCCCTCTCCTCGAGGGCGAGCAGTGACTACAGGAAACTACAGGGGAGAGTCGAAATGAGACTGATCAGCGCGCGCCAGGCTTGGCACGACGCCTTCTACGAGAGTCGGAGCTCAGTGCTGGCGGTGGCGGCCGACAAGGCCGCGCTGGGCAAGAAGGGGCGGGTGGCCAACGAGACGTACCCCGACCGCAAGGACACCAACGGGCGTAGCGCCCACATGCTGGCCGCGGGCCTGGTGCAGGCTGCCATCCGCTCGCTGCCGAAGCCGCTGCAGCACTTCGGCCACACGCTGTACTCGCCGCTGGCCACCGGTGACGACGTGGCGATCGCTCACGGCCTGGTCTGGATCGGCGCCGGCCTCGGCCAACTGACCCAGCGGCAGGGCGAGCGGGCTTACTGGATGGCGCTGGCGGCGATCAACTCGCACAAGCGCGCCGTCAATGGCCGCGACACACTGCGCCCGGGCGAGGTCTGCCTCTTCATCGAGGAGCGCCTCGGCTGTCGGATCGACCCCAGCCATTGGGCGCGGGATTACGCCAGTACCTGGGAGCGGCTGGCGCGCCACGTCGACAAGCTGGATGCCCAGGCGCTGAGGCCGGTCGCCGAGGTGGTGGCGAAGCAGTGCGGCCTGCGGAAGGGGCCGGGCTGGCGCTGGCACCAGGTCGACCGCGATGTGGCGGCGTTGCAGCGCGCCGAGGCCTACGCCGAGCGCCGGGAGCATCACCAGCAGCGCCTGGCGGAACGTCTGCGCGGGATGTCGGACCAGGAGCTGGCGCGGTGGGCGGCGAGGATGAAGCGGTACGCGGAGGCATACCGGGAGGAGTGGGGCGAGGACATCCTGGAATGCCCCGGTGTCCATCAGCGCTACCATGACCGCGTGGCGGCCTACTGGGCCCAGCGGGAGCGCCTGAAACGGGTCGCTTGACGATTTGGCGAGCATTTGGGTATCGTTTTGCCATTGTGCACAGTTGCACCCAATCAACAGATTCCCCCGAAAACCCGGCCCTGGCGCCGGGTTTTTTCGTTTCTGGAGTACCCCATGGCTGAACCGACGAGCAGCGGAGCAGTAGCAGCAGCCGGCGCCGTCGGGCTCACTGCCACCGCCATCATCCCCGGAGTCGACGTCAATGCGGTGATCGGCGGCTTCGCCGGCGCGCTGCTGTTCGTGCTCTGGGCTCACGACCTGACCATGGCCAGGCGCCTCGGCTACCTGCTGGCGTCCTGGGTCGGCGGCTACTACGCCGCCACAGAGGCTGTCGGGCGGGGCGCGACCCAGTTCTCCGGGCTGCCCGCACTGGTCACCGCCGCGCTGATCGTCACGATCCTGATCGGCGTGCTCGACTGGATGATCGGTGGCCGCGCGCCGGCATGGCTCCAGATCGTTCTGCAGCGCATCGTCGGCATGATCGGAGGCCGGAAAGATGGTTGATCTGGTGACCCTGACGGCTGCGGCCGTCTGCGGCGCTATCAGTTGCCGCATCTTCACGTACCAGCGCCACGGTGCCACGTACCGGTTCGGCGTCTCGCTCTGCGCGTACATCCTCGCCGCTGGGACCGGCATGCAGGCGCTGTCGATCAGCCTGGCCGTGCTGATGGCGCGCCACGCAACGCCGATATCGCCCTACCTGCTGGCGGTCCTGCTGGTGCTGGTCTACCGCAACAAGGGCAACATCGCGCCCATCCTGAGGCTCAGTTGAGGTGATCCATGGCGCTGACCAAGAAACAGCGCCTGTTCGTCGACGAGTACCTGATAGACCTCAACGCGACGCAGGCCGCGATTCGGGCCGGCTACAGCACCCGGCGCGCGACGGAGATCGGCTATCAACTGCTCCAGCGGCCGGAGGTCGCCCAGGCCATCCAGGCCGCCATGGCCGAGCGCTCGAAGCGCACCGAGGTCGAGGCCGACTATGTGATCCGCCGCCTGCGCGAGATCGACGAGATGGACGTGCTCGACATCCTCGAGGACGACGGATCGTTCCGGTCTATCCGCGACTGGCCCAGGGCCTGGCGCCAGTTCCTGTCCGGCATCGAGATCGCCGAGTTGTTCGAGGGCCGCGGAGACGACCGCCGCATCGCCGGCGTGCTCCGCAAGGTCAAATGGCCGGACAAGCTACGCAACCTGGAGCTGCTGAGCCGGCATGTCGGCACCGAGTCTGCCGCGCTCGACTTGGAGCTCAAGCGCCTGGATGTCGCGAAGAAGCGCGCCGAACTGAAGCTGCTGGAGAACCCTGAGGACGAAGCGCCGCCAACCAGCGTCGCGGTGACCATCATCGACGCGAGGGTGCGCGATGCCGACGCTTAACGTGCCTCAGGCGAAGTTCCTGGCCTTGCCGCACAAGTTCTGCGGCTTCGTGGCTGGGTTCGGCTCCGGCAAGACCTGGGTGGGCTGCTCAGGGCTCGCCCAGCACGCCTGGGAATGGCCGCGCATCAACGCCGGCTACTTCGCGCCGACCTACGCCCAAATCCGCGACATCTTTTACCCAACGATGGAGGAGGTGGCTTTCGACTGGGGGCTGCGGACCAGGATCAACCAGGCGAACCACGAGGTTCATCTCTTCAGCGGTAGCGCCTACCGCACGACGATCATCTGTCGCTCAATGGAGAAGCCCCAGACAATCGTCGGCTTCAAGGTCGGTCGGTCCCTGGTGGACGAGCTCGACGTCCTGTCGCTGGTCAAGGCGCAGCAGGCCTGGCGCAAGATCATCGCGCGGATGCGCTACAAGGTGGACGGCCTGCGCAACCGTGTCGACGTCACCACCACCCCGGAAGGCTTCAAGTTCGTCTTCCAGCAGTTCGTGAAGCAGTTGCGCGAGAAGCCGCACCTGCAGGACCTGTATGGACTGGTCCAGGCCAGCACCTACGACAACGAGGCGAATCTGCCGGACGACTACATCGATTCGCTGATGGAGTCGTACCCGCCGCAACTGATCGCGGCGTACCTGCGCGGCCAGTTCGTCAACCTGACGTCGGGCACGATCTACAACGCCTACGACCGCACCCTCAACGCCTCGCAGGAGATGGTTCAGCCAGGCGAGCCGATATTCGTGGGTATGGACTTCAACGTCGGCAGGATGGCCGCCGTGGTGCACGTGAAGCGCCTGGGCCTGCCGCACGCGGTCGACGAGATCGTCAACGGGTACGACACCCCGGACATGATCCGCCAGATCAAGGAGCGGTTCTGGCTGTACGCCGACGGTGACTACCGACCGACCCGCCAGATCAGGATCTACCCCGACGCCTCGGGCGATTCGCGCAAGTCCGTGCGGGCCAGCGAGACCGACATCGCGCTGCTCAAACAGGCCGGGTTCATCGTTTCGGCGCCCGCTGCCAACCCTCCGGTCAAGGACCGTATCAACTCCATGAACGCCATGTTCTGCAACGCCAAGGGCGAGCGGCGGTATCGGGTGAACCCCGACCGGTGCCCGACCTACGCCGATGCCCTCGAGCAGCAGGTGTGGGGCACCAACGGTGAGCCGGACAAGTCCGCCGGCGCCGACCACCCCAACGATGCTGCGGGCTACTTCATTCACAAGGAATTCCCGGTCGAGCGACCTGCGGCCGTTGTTACCACCCTGAGGTTCTGACCATGAGCGATTCCGTTTGCCAGTGCTGCGCTGCTGTCGAGGAGATGCGCGAGCACTGGAAGCTGATCGATTGCATCAAGGGCGGCACCTCGGCCATGCGCGAGGCGGGGGAGGCGTATCTGCCCAAGCGGCAACTCGAGACGAGGGAGGACTATGAAGCTCGGCTGAAGCTGGCGACGCTGCACCCCGCGTTCGAGGAAACGGTCGGCGCCATGGTGGGGCGAGTGTTTGCGAAGCCGGTCGTGATCGGCGATGACGTGCCGCAGGAGATCGCCGACCTGCTGACCGACGTGGATACGGAGGGACGTGACCTGCAAGTGTTCGCCCAAGACTGGTTCCGCGGCGGGCTGGAGTATGGCCTGAAGTTCGCCCTGGTCGAGATACCGCAACGGCCAGAGGATCTGCCGAACACACGGCAGGCCGAGCAACAAGCCGGCTTCAGGCCCTACGGGGTGCTGATCGAGCCTGGCCAGGTGCTGGGGTGGAAGACCGGCAAGGTTGCTGGTGTCGACAGCCTGACCCAGTTCCGCTTCCGGACGTGCCGGGTGGAGGAGGTGGACGAGTTCACCGACGAAACCGTTGAGCAGATCCGCGTGATCGAGCCCCACCGGCATCGTGTGTTCGAGGAGGGCAAGGACGGGTGGGAGATGGTGTCGGACACCCCGTACACGCTCGGCTTCATCCCCTTGGTGCCGTATTACACCGCGCGTACCGGGTTCCTCACAGCAAAGCCACCGCTGCTCGAACTCGCCCACCTGGTGGCGAAGCACTGGTGGCTCCAGTCCTCCCTGGACAGTCTGGTTGATGTCGCCTGCGTGCCGATCCTGGTGATGACTGGTGTCGACTCCGGCGACGAGCTGGCCATCGGCGCGCGCTCCGCGGTGAAGTTGCCTCGGGAAGCCGACATGAAGTACGTCGAGCACACCGGCGCCGCCATCAAGACCGCGCGGGAACAGCTTGACTCACTGCAAGAGGAGATGAGGCAGGCCGGTGCGAAGCTGGTGGAGAAGTCCACCCAGGTCATGACGGCGAAGCAGTCTGGCGAGGAATCGGCGAAGGAGACCAGCAAACTGGCGATGATGTGCCAGGGCCTGCAGGACAGTCTGGTGCTGTTCTTATCGTACCTCTCCCTCGCACTGAACAACCGCGCCGAGGGCGGCACCGTGCAGCTCCAGCCGAATCTCGACCCGGATTACGCTCCGGCCGAGACCATGGGTGTGCTGCAGCGCATGCGTGACGGCGGCTCGTTGTCAGACCAGACCCTGTTCAACGAGGCCCAGCGCCGCGGCATGCTTGCCGAGGACCTGGACTGGGAGTCGGAGCAGGAGCGGATCCGCAATCAGGAGCCTGCGATATGACTCGCTTGGAGGTGCTGCTGGCGGAGCTGTATACCGACCATGGTATCGACCTGATCAGGACCACGGCGGGTATGTCGAAGGAAGTCGAGGAGAAGATCACCGAACTCGCCGAGGAGCTGGTGAAGCTGCTGCAGGGCCGCCGGTTGCCGCTGAAGAACGTCAAGGAGGTCAATGCGATCCTCGACGAGGCGGCCAAGGCAGTCAAGGCGCAGTACACCGAGATCGCTGCGGCGCATGATGCCAACCTTCGGCAACTCGCGGTCATCGAAGGAGGCTTCGCGTCGAGCTCAGTCAACAGCCTGGTGAGCCGGCCAATCATGCTCGGCGTCGGCAAGAACCGACTCAGCGCCGTGGTTGCGAATACGCTCATCGAGGGCGCGCCTACCAAGCAATGGTGGCTCAAGCAGGCTGCGGATGTATCGTTTCGGTTCTCCGGTGTGGTGCGCAATGGCTTCGTGAATGGCGAGACCACGGAACAGATGGTTACCCAGATCGTCGGCCGCCGGGCTCGGGGCGACCAACCGCCGGTGAAGGGCTTCATGGATGTCAGCAAGCGCGCGGCTCGGACCTTGGTCCACAACAGCGCCCAAGCGGTGGCCAATGGCGCCAGGATGGAGGTCTACAAGGCCAATTCTGGCGAGAATGGACCGGTGAAAGGGTATCGCCAGCTCAGCACCTTGGACTCGCACACCACGGAAATCTGCATGGTCTACGACCAGAAGACATGGGATCTGCAGTTCAGGCCTGTGGGGCACTCGTTGCCGTACAAGCAAGGTTGCCCGCGGCACTGGGGGTGTCGCAGTACCACTTTGCCTTGGCTCAAGACGATGCGTGAGCTGGGTATCGACGTCGACGAGGTGAAGAGCACCCGGGCGTCGATGGACGGCCAGGTGCCGGCCAGTCTGAACTTCGAGACATGGCTCAAGGGTAAGTCAAAGGCCTTCCAGGACGAGAAGCTGGGGCCCGGCCGCGCCGACCTCTGGCGCCGAGGCGTCATCACCTTGAGCGACCTGTTGGATCAGCGGGGCAACCCGCTGAGCCTGGCGCAACTCAAGTCGCTGTACGCGCCCGACTGATCTGATCACCAATTCGTGTAGGCCCCGGCAATGTCCGGGGCTTTTTTATGCCTGCGTTTCGGATGGAGCGGGGCGCCTTCCGGGCCGGATGGCCCATCGCAATGGCCGGATGGCCGGAGAAAGACGAGATGAAACTGAAGACTGTCGAAGTCGATGGCAAGCAATACGCCGAGGTCCAGGATGGCAAGCCGGTCTACTTGGAGGATGACGGCAAGGAGATCGCTTTCGATGCGATCGGTACCCGAGCCACCATCACCCGCTTGAACGGAGAGGCCAAGCAGCACCGCGAGCGGGCGGAGAAGGCCGAGAAGATCGCAAAAGACTTCGAAGGCATCGAGGACCCGGCCGCAGCGCGCAAAGCCCTGGAAACCGTCGCCAATCTCGACGCGAAGAAGCTGGTGGATGCCGGCGAGATCGAGAAGGTGAAGGCTGAAATCGGCAAGGCCTACGACACCAAGCTGACCGAGGCCACCACGCGTGCGGAGCAGTTGGAGCAGCAGCTCTACGCCGAGAAGATCGGCGGCAGCTTCTCCCGCTCGAAGTTCGTGGCAGACCGCCTGGCTGTTCCGGCCGACATGGTGCAGTCCGTGTTCGGCAAGCACCTGAAGATCGAGGACGGCAATGTCGTGGCCTACGACGCCCACGGCAACAAGCTGTACAGCAAGGCCCGTCCCGGCGAGGCCGCCGACTTCGATGAAGCGCTGGAGATTCTCGTCGACCAGTACCCCTACCGCGACCAGATCCTGAAGGGCTCTGGCCACTCCGGTGGCGGAACGCCCCCGGGCGGCAAGCCCTCCGGCAGCACGGCCAAGTCGCTCGCCGACTGCAAGACCGAGGCCGAGAAGGTCGCCTACCTCGAAACGATCAAGTAAGGAGGCCACATGGCTTTCGATCTCGCTGTATTTAACAAGCAGACCTACACGGCTCTGACCGAAACCGTCGCCCAGGCGATCGACAAATTCAACCAGGCATCCGCCGGCACCATCGTTCTGCAGAACGCGCCGGCGCAGGGCGACTTCGACATCAAGGCCAGCTTCAAGCTGATCGCCAACCTGGTGCGCCGCCGCAACGTCTACGGCAACGGCGACGTGGCTGCGACTCGTCTGACGCAGTTGCTCAACGCCGCGGTGAAGGTCGCCGCCGGCACGCCACCGATCGAGTATGAGGCGGCCCAATACAACTGGGTGTTGCAGAACCCGGCGTTGGCGGCCCTGACCATCGGTGAGCAACTGGGTAAAGCACGGGTCGCGGACATGCTGAACACCGCCATCCGCGGCGCGGTGGCTGCAATCAGCGGTCACTCCGACGCGACCCATGGCAGCGCCACCGAGACCGCAACCTTCCGCACCCTGAACAAGGCGGCGTTCAAGTTCGGCGACCGCGCCAACGCCATCGCGGCCTGGGTGTTCCACTCCAGCGTGGTCAGCGATCTCTACGACAACGCTCTTGCGAACGCCGAGAACCTGTTCACCTACGACGGCGTGAACGTGATGCGCGACCCGTTCGGCCGCCTGTTCGTGGTGACCGACGCCGACTCGCTGATCGTGCCGGCGGGCGCCGACCCCGAGGCCAACCCAGCTTCGTTCCGCTCCCTGGGCCTGGTGCAGAGCTCGGTGCTGGTGACCGGCAACAACGACTTCGACGCCGTTCTGAACCGCACTACCGGCAAGGAGAACCTGGGTTCGGTCTACCAGGCCGAATGGAGCTACAACCTGGGCGTGCTCGGTTACACCTGGAAGACCGGTACGGGCGGCGCTTCGCCGAACGATACCGCGATCGGCACCGCGGCGAACTGGGAGCGCACCGCCACCAGCGTCAAAGACACCGCCGGCGTTCTGGTGCTGAGCAAGTAGCCGCAGAGGGGCCGCCAGGCCCCCTTTCATGAGGTGGACAATGACCAAGAAGATTCTGTGGTTCGTAGCTGGCCCGGCGACCTCGGACCAGATGGAGTTCGCCCAACGCAACGGGCTGACGATTCGGGACCCGCTCGCCTATCGCCAGGGTGACTTCCTCGAACAGGCCGATGCGGTGGCCGGCGAGGTGCCGCAGGCATACTCGGCGGCCTACGGCCTGATCGAACTGCAAACCAGCGGTGCTGCGAAGGCTTCGGGCGGCCAGGACGGCGAGCCAACCCTCGACGATATCAAGGCTGACCTGAAGGCCCTCGGCGTTGCGTTCGATGGGCGTGCAGGCAAGGCTGCGTTGGCGAAACTGCTCACCGAGGCGAAGGCGGCCCAGGAACCCTCGCCGTTGAACGACGAGCAGGTGCTGGCGCGTCTCGTTGAACTGGGTGTCGAGGTGCCGGAAGGCGCCACGCCCGATTCGCTGCGCGAGCTCCTGAAGGCGACCGAGGAGAAAGCCAATGGCGGTGGTGACTGAGGGTGACAGCGCCAACAGCTACGTTTCCGTCGACCAGGCTACCGAGTATCACGCTCAGCGCGGCAATGCTGCCTGGGCGTCGGCCTCCAATGACAGCCGCTCCTCGGCACTGATCAGGGCGACCGACTACATCGACCGCAGCTATCAATTCCGAGGCTCGAAGGTCGACTCGGACCAGCCGCTGGAGTTTCCACGCACCGGCCTGGCCTGGCCGAACCGGAAACTGCAGGCCGCAACGTGCGAACTGGCCCTGCTGGCCCTCGACGGGCCGCTGGACACGGTACAGCAGGCCTCCGCTGTGAAATCCGAGACGGTGGGGCCCCTCACCACGGTCTACGCCGATCCGGTGAACCAGGGGCAGCCGCGCTACGTTGCAGTGGATCGGCTTCTGGAGGCGCTGACAGTCGGCGGCGGCATGTTCAACGTCAGGGTGTCGAGGATGAGCTGATGGCTGATATCTACGACCGTTCCCGGGTGATGGCCATTCGTATGCTGGCACCGCGGAGTAAGGGCGGTAGGGGGCTTGAGCTACGCCTGACCAAGTTCGAGCAGGGCGAGTACGACCCGGCGACCGGTGGAAGTCCAACCATCGAGCGCCGCTTCGATGGTTCCGGCATGCGCCAGGACTACGATGTGCGGGTTATCGACGGTTCGCTGATCCAACAGGGTGATGTCGAGATCATCATGTCTCCAGTGCAGCTCGGGGGGCAGGACATGCCGGCGCCGAGGAACGGCGACCGTATCGAGTTCGACGGCGAGGCCTTCAAGGTGGTGACTGCGAAAGCCTGGAATTATGCCGGCCTGGACATCGGCTTTGTCGCGCAAGCGAGGAGGTAGCGCATGGCCCGTGGCTCTCGCATGCGTCAACGCTACTCGGGGCGCCAGGGCAGCTTCGCTGCAGCGGTGGCGCAGTTCCGCGACCAAGCCTTGGCTGCCGGCGATGCGATCTACCAGCGGATCATGTTGGACCTGTCGGTCAAGGTGATCGAGAAATCTCCAGTCGGTGACCCGGAGCGGTGGGCCGCGAACGTCGCCTACCGCCAGCGAGCGAGTGCTGCGGCGGACCGCTACGATGAGAACGTCGCGATTCGCAACACCCTGATCAACCTGAATCCGAGCAACTTCACCAGGAACGGGAAGCTACGTCGAGGCGTGAAGCACGCGAAGCCGCTGACCAAGGCGGAGCGTGACCAGAACTTCGACGTCAACGGGATGGTGGCCGGGCGCGGGTATGTTGGCGGGCGCTTTCGGGCCAACTGGCAGTTCAGCATTGGCACGGCCGCACCGGGAGAGATTGATGACGTCGACCCGACTGGCAGCAAGGCAATTTCTGCAGTGACCGCTGGGGTCCAGCCGCTGAAGCTCGGTGATACCGCCTACCTGGTGAACAACCTGCCGTATGCGGTACCGCTGGAGTACGGGCACTCCAGCCAGGCGCCGGCTGGCATGGTCCGGGTGACCATCGCCGAGTTCCAGCAGATTGTGGAGGCCGCCGTCAGGGCGAACCAGGTATGAGTCACGAGATCATTCAGCAATTGTTCGAGGCTCGCCTGGACGTCTGGGCGAAGGCCAAGGGTATCCCGGTCGCGTACCCGAATGTGACGTTCGAACCGACGCCGGGTGCCATCTATCTGCGCTGCTTCACGCTGCCCGCTGGCACTACCAGTAGCGACTTGGGCGGCTACCACCGGGGCTTCACCGGTGTGTTCCAGATCAGCATCGTGGTCCCTGGTGGGCAGGGCACCGGCGTTGCCGCAGACATCATCGCCGGGTTGGGTCAGCAGTTCCCTCTCTACAGCGAGTTGTCCCGCCCCGGTTTCTCTGTGCAGGTGGTGAGCCCCCCAGCGCCGGGACCCTGGATATCGGGGGACATCGCCGATACCAAGCCAGTCTCCATCGGCTATCGCGCCGACATCTTCTGATCGCCCGCATGGGCACACCAGCACCCGCCATGAGCGGGTTTTTTCATTTCCACACGAGGAAATCCATGTCCGCAAGCCTCCCCAACGGCGCGCTACTGGCCATTGCTGCCACCTACGGCCCGGCTATTCCGGTTACCGCTGTCTCCAACGCCAAGCCAGCGGTTGCTACCGCAGATGCTCACGGCCTGCTGGTCGGTGACGTCGTGTCGCTGGTGTCCGGCTGGACTGGCCTGAACGGCCGAGCCGTCAAGGTCGCAGTTTCCACCGAGGACACCTTCTCCCTGGGCAATATCGATACCACCGATGTGATCCGCTACCCGGCCGGCGGCGGTATCGGCTCGGCGAAGAAGGTCCTCACCTGGCAGCAGATCCAGCAGGTGATGAACCCGACCACCTCCGGCGGCGAGCAGCAGTTCGTCCAGTACCAGTACCTCGAGGACGATGACCAGCGCCAGTTGCCTACCTTCCGCAACGCGCAGTCGTTCTCGATGCCGATCGCCGACGACCCCAACTTGCCGCAGTGGGCGGTGATTGAGGCGGCGGACCAGAGTAAGGCGCTGCAGGTGATCCGCCTGACGCTGCGCAACGGATCGGAGGTTTTTTACAACGGCTACGTCTCGGTCAGCGACACCCCGACCCTGAACGTCAACGAAATCATGACCCGGACCCTGACCATCGCTCTCGATGGCCGCCCGGTTCGCTACAACCCGGCCACCTAAGGAACTGTCATGGCGAAGAAGTTCAGCATCGCGCAGGCGCCCACCTTCGAATCCAGTGTGGAGATTCCCCGCCTCGGCGGGGAGTCCATCAAGGTGCCATTCACCTTCAAGTACCTGGATCGTGAAGCGCTGGCCGACCTCTACAGCAGTTGGGGAGAGCGGTTCGAGCGCCTGGTCGAGGAGACTCGCGAGCAGTCTCTGGAAGCGTTCACCACGGCTCAGATCGACCTCCAGGTCGAGCAGGTACAAGCCGTTGTGGCCGGGTGGGGGTTCGACGAGGCGTTCACCGAGGCCAACGTCCGGCTGCTGGTGTCCTCCCTGGTCAGCGTGCCCGAGGCCATCCTCGAGGCCTACCAGAGCGCCTACAGCAGAGGGCGCTTGGGAAACTGAAGCGCGCCGCACAAGAACTCTATCGGCCTGCAGCCAGCGCCCAGGAGCTGGCGCAGTTCGGATTGTCGCCGGATGACTTCGACGAAAGCGACGAGCAGATGGAACTCTGGCCCTGCAACTGGACGGCCTTCATCGTCTTCGAGGCGATGAGTACCCAGTGGCGGGCCGGCATGTGTGGCGCAACAGGCCTGGACTACACCGCTTTGCCGGTGGTGATGCAGATGTGCGGCGTAGCCGCTGGTGAGCAAGCCGCGGTGTTCGCAGATATCCGGGTAATGGAAGACGCCGCTCTGCGGACCTTCCGCGAGCAGAGGGAGTCGGGATGAGCAATTTCGCCGAACTGGGCATCAAGGTGGATTCGAGCCCGGCCGCCAAGGCGGCCGAGGACCTCGACAAGCTGGTCGACTCCGCCGACCAGGCCGAACAGGCCATCGACAACCTGTCCGACGCCAGCAAGGGCCTCGAGCAGGCCACCAAGGGAGTATCGCGCGCGGAGGAGGACGCTGCCCGCAGTGTCGACAAGGCGGCCGGTGCGCGTGAACGCCAGGCTGCTGCCAGCCGGAAGGTATACGACAGTGCCGCTGGCGAGATATCCATCATCAGCCAGTTGGAACGGGCGCTCTCCGGCAACGTCGCCAACATCGACGATCTGATTCGCGCCGAGAGCTTGCTCGAGCGGGCGCGCAAGGCCGGCCTGACCACGCTGCAGGACGAAGCGCAGTATCAGGATCGCCTGGGTGCGGCCTATGACCGGTTGCAGAAAGCGGAAACCAAGGAGGCCGCCGAGAAGCAGCGCCTGGTCGCGGCGCAGAACCGTCAGATCGAAGCGATGCAACGCACGGTCAACAGCATCGATCCGGTGACCGCCGCGTTGGCCAGGCTTGAGAAGCAGGAAGCCGCGTTGCGTGGGCTGCGCGCCGCCGGCGGGCTGGATGACGCCGGATTGGCCGCAGGCCTGGAGAAGATCGCGGCGAAGCGGCGGGACATCGAAGGGACCGGCGGCGCGATCAACAAGCTCGGGCTGACCAGCAAGGAAGCGCGCGAGAACGTGTTGCAGTTGGGTAACGCCCTCTCCACCGGTAACTGGCGGGTCGCCGCCCACAACATCGCCGAGATCGGTGTGAACGCCGGCGGCGCCGCGCGCGGTGTTATCGGCGTCCTGGCCCCGATTGGGCTGCTGGCAGCGGCGATCGGTGGTGTGACTGCGGCGGCGTACCTGGGCAGCAAGGAACAGGGCGAATACAACAAGGCGCTGATCATGACCGGCAACTACGCTGGTACCAGCGCCTCTGGACTGGGCGAAATGGCGCGCCAAGTCAGCAATACGGTTGGCACGACCGGAGCTGCTGCCGAAGTGCTGGCCACCTTGGCAGGCAAGGGAGACCTGGCCAGCGAAAGCTTCGTTGCCATCACCCAGGCCGCGCTGTCGATGGAAGAGGCAACTGGCCGCGCGGTAGGGGATACCGTCGCCGAGTTTGTGAGGCTGGGAGAGGACCCTGTGAAGGCCTCGAAAGCCCTGAACGAGCAGTACAACTACCTCACCGCATCCGTCTACTCGCAGATCAAGGCGCTGGAGGAGCAGGGGGATCACGCCGGCGCGGTGAAGCTGGCGACTGAGGCCTACGCTGACGCAATCAACCAGCGGACCCCGAAGATTCTGGAGAACCTGGGTTGGATTGAGCGTGCTTGGGATGGAGTCGCACGTGCTGCGAAGCGCGCGTGGGATGATGCCAAGAGCATTGGTCGCCAGGACATCGACTCCCAGATCGCCGACGTGGAGCGGCGCCTTGCCCAGCTCGATCAAGGTGGTTTCGGCCTGGTCGGCAACCGCGACGAGAGTCGGAACCGCCTGCGCGAAGAGCTCGACATGCTCCGCGAGCGGAAGAAGGCGATGGAGGACGATGCCAGAACCGCCGGCGAGCGCGCTCGGGCTGAACAGGCCGCCCAGAATGCTATTGACCGGATCGACGCTCGTTCCAGGGCGGCGCTGACCAACCAGCAGAAGCGCGCCAAGGAGTTGGAGCAGTACAAGAAGGATCTACAGGCGATCCGCGAGGTGAACCCGAACGATGACCGCCTGCAGCAGGCGACCATCGATCGCGAGATCGCCAACATCAACGCCAAGTACAAGGACCAGAAGGGCTCCGCCGGTTCGGTGGACCTACGCGCGGCCAACGCCGCGAAGAACAGCTTGGCCGAGATCACCGCGACCTACCGTAACGCGCAAAAGGAATTGGAGGCATCCCAACGCGCAGGCGTGATCAGCGCGGAAAGCTACGCGCAGCAGCGGATCTCGATCATCCAGCAGGAGCGGGATGAGGTCACCCATGCCTACGAGCGCGAAATCGCAGCGCTGGAGGCTGCCAGGGCGAAGCAAGGAACGTCGGCAGCCCAGCGAATCCAACTCGACCAGAAGATCGCCGACGCCAGGACGGCGCTGGTCAAGGCGCAGCAGGACGCCGATTCACAGCTCAACCAGATCGAACTCAGCGAGCAGGGGCGGCTACGGCGACAGGAGCAGTCAGTGCAGCGCTATACGCAGGCGCTGCAGGCGCAGGTCGATGCGTTGCGCCTGGAGGGCGAGCGCGCTGCGGCCGGTGTCAGCATGGGCGGACGAGAGCGGTCCCGCTTCGAGCAGTTGAACAGTCTCGACGACCGCTACAACCAGCAACTGATGGACCTGGAGAACCAGCGTTCCGATCCCAGTCGGCAAATGTCGGACGAGGAGTACGAGAAACGTCTGGCTGCGCTCAGAAAGGCGCATCAGGACCTGCGAGACACCGTGGTCAGCAACTACGACCAGATGACCGCTGCCCAGTCAGACTGGAGCAATGGAGCGAGCGGAGCCTGGAACGACTATCTCGAAAGCGCCAGGAATGTTGCTGGGCAGACGCATGATCTGTTCACCAACGCCTTCCGCGCCATGGAGGATGCAGTCGCTACCTTCGCCACGACCGGCAAGTTGTCGTTCTCCGACTTCACCAAGAGCATCCTGGCCGACATGGCGCGGATTGCAACGCGCGCCGCTGCCTCGCAGGCCCTTTCGTCCCTCTTCGGCGGATTCTTCGGCGGTGGAAACGCTGCCGCGCAGTCTGGTGTCGACAACCTGGTGAGCAACAGCGGGCTGTTCGCCAACGGTGGTGCGTTCGCCGGCGGCGTGCAGATGTTCGCCACTGGCGGGGCCTTCACCAACAGCGTGGTCAGCACGCCAACCGCGTTCGGCATGAGCGGCGGCCGCCTGGGTGTGATGGGCGAAGCGGGGCCAGAGGCCGTGATGCCGCTGACCAGAACCTCGTCCGGGGCCCTCGGTGTGCGCGCTATGGGCGGCGGTGGTTCGCAAATCAACGTCGAGGTGAACATTGCCTCGGATGGTTCGGCCAACGTCTCCAGCAGCCAGCCTGGCCTGGACCAGTTCGGTCGCGACATCGGAACATTCGTCGAGCAGAAGTACCGACAACTCCTGGCGCGTGATCTGCGGCGTGACGGTGCGATCGGCCGCGCCATCAACGGGTAGAGCACATGGCAATCGAAACCTTCACTTGGGCCACCGAGAGCGGTGGCGAGGGCGACATCACCTTCGCCACCAGGTCCGCGCAATTCGGTGACGGCTACAAGCAGTTGGTGAGCGAAGGCCTGAACAGCAAGTCCCAGAACTGGCCTGTGTCCATCACCGGGCCGGCGGCGACTATCAAGGCCGCGATGGACTTCCTGGACCGCCACGCTGGAGCGCGGGCGTTCCTCTGGACGCCGCCCCTGGGTGGCCTGGGCTTCTACACCTGTGCGGGCTACCGGCCCGTCAACCTCGGCGGCCGGGTCTACCGGCTGACCGCGACCTTTGAACAGGCATTCCATCCATGACACTGATCACCGATATCCAGAAGCTGGAGCCCGGCGGCGAGGTCGTGCTGTTCGAGCTTGACGGCAGCGACTTCGGCGCCGACGTGGTCCGGTTCCACGGACACGCTATCCCGCACAGCCCGCAGGAACTGGCCGCCGCCGGTGCCAAAGCCGACCAGTTACCGGCGAAACCGATCTGGTGGCAGGGCCACGAATACGCGGCCTGGCCGGTGCAGATCGAGGGCATCGAGGCGAACAGCGATGGTACTGCGGCGCGGCCGAGCTTCACCGCCGGCAACGTCAATGGCCGGATTACGGCGCTCTGCCTGGCGTTCGAGGACCTGCTCCAGTTCCGCCTCACCATCCGGACGACGCTGGCGAAGTATCTGGACGCGGCGAACTTCCCTGGCGGCAATCCCGACGCTGATCCCTCCCAGGAGATCGTCGAGATCTGGTACTTGGACCAGAAAACCAACGAGGACGGCCAGTACGTCGCTTGGGAACTGGCCTCGCCAGGCGACGTTGGCGGCGAGCAGGTCGGCCGGCAGATGACCACCCTGTGCCACTGGGCGATGACGGGCGGGTACCGCGGGCCCGACTGCGGCTACACCGGCCCGTACTTCGACATCGACGGCAACCCCACCGATGACCCAGCCCGGGACGAGTGTGATGGCTGCCTGGGCACCGGTTGCATCCCGCGCTTCGGTGAAGGCAACCAACTGCCCTTCGGCGGCTTCCCTGCCGTCTCGATCATCGCCAGGAGCTGACCATGCTCAAGCACATTCTGTTTGCCGTGCAGAAGCACGCTGCGGCAGAGTATCCGCGCGAGTGCTGCGGACTGATCATCCGTTCTGGCCGGAGCCAGCGATACGTTCCCTGCGAAAACACCGCTGCCGACGCCGGCGAAGAGTTCCGCATCGCACCGGAGGCGTATGTAGAGGCAGAGGACCAGGGCGAGATCGTCGCCGTGGTGCACAGCCACCCCGATGCCACCAGCCGACCGAGTGCCGCCGACGTCGCGATGTGCAACGCCTCGGGCCTGACTTGGCACATCCTGAGCTGGCCGGAGGGCGACCTGCGTACCATCGAGCCCGTCGATCAGGTGCCGCTGCTCGGGCGCGCGTTCGTGCATGGGGTGCAGGACTGCTGGCAGGTCTGCGCCGACTGGTACCAGAGGGAGTGGGGCATCGAGTTCCCGCACTTCGAGCGTGCCGATGGCTGGTGGGAGCGGGCAGACGGTCCAAGCCTCTACGAGCAGCGGTTCGAGGGGGCCGGCTTCATCCGGGTGGACCGGCCGCAGCGCGGCGACATGATCGTGATGGCTGTGGGACGTACCGCGCACCCGAACCACGCTGGGATCTACCTGGCGGACGACCCATCACTACCTGGCGAGGATGCGCAGCACTTCGGCGCCGGGCCGTTCCTGTTGCACCACCTGTATGGGAAACCCTCAGAAATCATCGTGTTCGGCGGGCCGTGGCTCGACCGACTGCGCTTGGTGCTGCGGTATCGCGAATTGCCGAACGACGCGGGTCGGCAAAGTCAATCGGAAAATCCACGGTAGCGCTCCCGGCATTTCTTTGGTGACGAAAAAAAATACTCCGGGCACCTACCGGGTATTTCTTGCGGCAATCGAAAAACCGTTTGGTCAGACTTTCTTCACCGGCCAAAAAAGCAAAACCCCCGAGAGCTGGCCGGCTTCGGGGGTTTTTGTTTCCACCCCTTGGGAAGGACAAGGAGCAGAACATTGTTCAATTATAGACCCAAGCATCGGGTCAAGGTAGATGGGAAAATGAACGCAACTGATGCCGGAATCGTTGGTAAGCGCCTGGCCAACGCCGCACTCATCCTAGCCACAGGCTTAGCTATTGCATGCATCATAGCATCCATCGGAGTTGCGCTGGGTTGACTGAAGCCGACCGCTAAGCGATTGGCGCTGTGGTATCGGGAGGGCCGATGTGAGGCGACTAGCGGGGCTTTCTGTTTCTGGTGGGGCGGAGCGCGCAGGGCAGTTAACCTAGCCATTGGCAAGATAATCATTGAGACATTCCTGAGAAAAATCCCTTGGAGCCTCCAGGAATAGGTTCAAGAACTGGGGGAGAGACTTAACGGAAAGCATGGCAAAATCGTTGTCCGCAATCGTTTCGAATGCAGTCTCTGGGGACTTGTCAGCGGTCTTAACTATTCGCTGCAATGGAAACTGAGTGGCTCCCTCAAGCATGCCCCGCCTATCTAAGGCCGCGATCAAAGCTTGAATCTCAAGCTCGCGTGGCCGCCGCTCTATGGTGAGGAGGGTTTCATCAGCAAGCAGGATAAAGTCGCCGATCTCAATTACCACTGTCAGTGCTGAGTGATTGTGTTCGCCCTCCCTAACCGCGAGCCAAACCGCTTTTATAGGGCTTGCGTGGTTTATCACAAAAAGAAGGTCATCAAGTGCGTCGCTCGTGCTTGCGCAAGCGCGAACTCTGTAGATTCTCTGGAGGCCGAGAATCGCCAGCATGCGATCTAGAGCCGGACTGGAGTGGGCCTGAAAGCTTTCCTCAAGACGAGAAATTATCTCTGCATGGAGCGACCTTGCCCCGTCTCTGGCGCTCTCCTCAAGTCTGGCTCGCAGATCAACAGGCATTCGGATGGGGTAAGGGGAAATGGCGTGGCGATCGTTCATGGTGACCCCGTGAGTGGCGTTGCGAGCAGGGTACGGAATGAGTGACATTGACTCAATGAGTTAACTTGACTCTCAATCTGGGTGAGTTAATATGAGTCCACGCAGGCCAAGGAGGTAACCACTGTGAGTAGCAGACACCAAAACCCACCCTTCTCCCTTCGCATGCCGGCCGAGGTCAAGGCTCACCTGGATGCAAGAGCAAAGAAGGAGGATCGCAGCCTGAACTGGCTGATCTGCAAGATTCTGGAGGAGGCCATGCAGCGTGACCAACAGCAGGCCTGAAATGAAGAAGCCCCAGGTGTTGGCGCACCCAGGGCTTCGGGGAAACGTCGAAATCTACGAGGAAACCAACGTCATGCACGATCATAGCACAACGACTGCTCAGGTCATCCCGTTCCGCCAGAAGGAACTCCTGCTGGTGGGCAATGCTGGGGAGCCCTTCGTGCCGATGAAGCCGGTGGTGGAGGGCATGGGGCTGGCCTGGCAGAGCCAGCACCGCAAGCTGCAATCAGGTCGATTCGCCACCTGCATCACCGAAATGGTGATTCAGCTACCGGGGGACACCCAGCGTCGTCCAGTTTCCTGCCTCCCGCTCCGCAAGCTCACCGGCTGGCTGATGTCGATCCACCCGAATAAGGTCCGTCCGGAACTGCGCGAGGGCATCATCGCCTACCAGAACGAGTGCGACGACGTGCTCTGGGCCTACTGGAACGAGGGCGCCGCTGTTCGGCGCGATGACCGGACTGCGGCCAGCGTACTCGCCACCACGATCGGAACCGATGGCTTCCACTGCCTGGCTGCCGTCGTCGATGGCAAGGTGCGGCACCTGCCGTCGGCGATTCGCCGAGGCGCCAAGAACCACATCTGGAGCCAGGTACACAAGGCGTTCAGCGTCGTGACCGCCGAGGACATCCCGGCCGACCAGCTCGACCGCGCGCGGAACTTCATCGCCGCCTACGCCTTGGAAGGCGAGTGGCTGCCGAAGGATAAAGCTGCGTCGGCCGTCGACACCTGCTCGTGGTCGAACATTGCGTTTCTGGTCGACTGTGTGGAGAAGTGCTGGAAGATCGTTGAGAGCCGTCGTCTGGCCACTCACCTCAGCGGGCTCGGTTGTAATGCTGGTGTCGAGTTAGCGAGCTTCCTGTGGGATGGCCTGGGTTCCGCAGCGCACGTGAGGAAGTACTGCGCCAACGAGCTGAACTGGCAGAAGGGGGCTTCGGCCTTAGGGTATGGGCCGTAAACGGCATGGAGAGGGCACCTTCGGGCGCCCTTTCTGTTTCTGCCAAATGGGCTCTGGGTTTTGATGCTGGCATGGTGATGGTAGAGTCTTCGAAACTGAACATGGAGGCTCTATGCATAAGCACGTATTGGCACTTTCCTTCATTTTTCTTTCGGCCTGCGCGCAACAGCCGGGTAAACCTGATCTGCTGCCGTCACAGGTCCACAAAGACCCGCTGTGTGAAGGGGAGCAACAGTGCTCTGCAATGTGGGGGAGGGCTATCGAGGGGGCGTCCATTGTCACCAGAATGAAAGTAATGACTGTCACGGATACATATATTCAAACATTTCCTACTCGTAAGATTGGTTTCTTAAATGGGCAAGTATTCAAGCAGAAGCTGGATGGTGATAAGTATCTGATTCGGGGTATGTTTAATTGTGATCCTTATGGTTGGTGTCTTGGGTTTAAGAATAGAACGCAAGATACCTTCAACTCATATGTTCAAGGGTTCGATCCTATAAAGTGACATGACTTAAAACCGCCTCCGGGCGGTTTTTTATTACCTGGAGAAACACATGACCACCGCAGCGCACCACACTCCGATGACCACCATCAAACTCTACGGCGCGCTCCGGCAGTTCGGTCGGGAGTACCGTATGCTCGTCGGGTCGACTGCTGAAGCGATCAAGGCCTTGTGCGTGCAGATTCCAGGCCTCGAGCGCTTCCTCGCCAATGCCCACCTGCGAGGTATGGAGTTCGCTGTATTCCGTGGGAAACGGAACATTTCCGAAGATGAGCTGCAGTTCGGGGGCGCCGAGGAAATTCGCATTGCTCCGGTCATGCGTGGCCGGAAGCGTGGCGGGTTGGTGCAGACGATTGTGGGCGTTGCCCTTATCGTGGCGGCGACCATCATGGCCGGCCCAGGTGGTTTCGCCGCTGCCGGTGGTCTGACGGGGGCTATGGGGACAGCCGGTGTGGCGATGGCGATCGGCGGCGTCATCCAAATGCTCAGCCCCCAAGCCCAGGGCCTGAAGCAGAGCGCGGCGCCGGAGAACCAGCCCAGCTACGCCTTCGGCAGCGCCAGAAACACCACTGCCAGCGGGAACCCGGTGCCGATCTGCTACGGGAAGCGCCGGTGGGGCGGGGCGATTATCTCGGCTTCGATTTACGCCGAGGACAAGGTGTAGCCATCCGCGTGGAAAGGGGGCAAGATACATATACGTTGCCGATTCTTACAGCCGCATGAGTTGCGTTTGATAATCAAAAACTGTATGGTTCAGGCATTGTTGGAACAAAAGTAACTGACTTCCCTAAGGCGCCTAAAGGCGCTTTTTTTGTGCCCACAGAAAACCCAAAGCCTCGGACGCCGCACGGCGTGCCGGGGCTTTTTTGTGCCCGCACCCCCCCCCCCCCAACTGGGGCACACGTGCAGGCTAGGCTCGCTACCGAAAAGGGTCGGTCCAGCTCCGCCTACGCCCCTGCCTGCACTTCTCTTTTTCAGGCGGATGGAGCATCACTATGTCTAACGTTATTCCCTTCAACTACCAGGGCCAGGCTGTTCGATTCAATTCCGATGGTTGGATCAATGCCACGGATGTGGCCAAGCGTTTCGGCAAAAAACCGGTGGAATGGCTGCGCCTGCCGGATACGGTGAAATACACGGACGCACTGGCGCGCCATTTAAATGTGGGGGAATCCCACCTTTTAGTTAAGACTTCGAAGGGGCGTGCCGGTGGCACCTGGCTGCATCCGAAGCTGGCTGTGGCATTTGCTCGCTGGCTCGATGTTGATTTTGCTGTTTGGTGTGACCTGCACATCGATGCTCTCCTACGGGGCGAACTCACCGAAAAGCGGCAGTTCGACCGTGCGTGCCGCGAGTTGCGTGATGCTCGGGAACTGGCCAGCCTCAATGGTCGTGAGTTAGCCCGGTGGAAGCAGAAGAAGTCGGGACTGATTCAACAAGTCGAATATTGGCGTGACCAGTTGCAGATGACGCTCGGCTTGGATAGCGCCGCGTAGGCTCTGCCTGGCCCACCAATGCCCGCTTCGGCGGGCTTTTTCATGCCCGGAGGAAAGCATGGGCACAGAAAACCAGCACCTGGCCGGTCGCAAGGGCGGCAGTAGCAAGCCGAAACAGCCGGTCGAGGCACCCGACAGTCTGCGCTCGGTCGCGACGGCCAAGATCCTGCTCGCCGTGGGCGAAGGCGAGTTCGCCGGCGTTCCGAGCGAGCGCGATATCTACCTCGACAACACCCCATTGATGGACCCGAGCGGTAACCTGAATTTCCCTAACGTTAAGTGGGAGTGGCGCGCGGGGGCGGTGGACCAGGACTACATCCCTGGCATCCCTGCCGTTGAGAACGAAACCAGCGTCAACGTCGAGTTGCGCAGCGATACGCCCTGGGTGCGCTCGCTGAGCAATACCCAGCTTTCCGCAGTGCGTCTGCGCTTCGCCTGGCCAGCGCTCCAGCAGCAGGACACCAACGGCAACATCGGCGGGTACCGGATCGAATATGCCGTAGATCTGGCCACCGACGGCGGTGCCTATCAGGAGGTGCTGCGCGAGGCCGTCGATGGCAAGACCACCACCCGCTACGAGCGTTCCCGCCGGATCGACCTGCCGGCGGCCACCAATGGCTGGCAGGTGCGCGTCCGCCGCCTGACGCCGAACCAGAACAACAACCGCATCGCCGACACCATGCTGATCGCCGGCTACACCGAGGTGATCGACGCGAAGCTGCGCTACCCGAACACGGCCCTGCTGTACGTCGAGTTCAGCGCAGAGCAGTTCAGCAACATTCCGGCTGTCACAGTCGACTGTCGCGGGCGGAAGGTCCAAGTGCCGAGCAATTACGATCCGGAGACCCGGGCCTACCTCGGCATCTGGGACGGCACGATGAAACAGGCCTGGACCGACAACCCGGTCTGGCACACCTACGACATCGTGACCAACGATCGCTTCGGTGTGGGTAAACGCATCAAGGCCTGGATGGTCGATCGCTGGGAGATGTACCGGATTTCCCAGTACTGCGACCAGTTGGTGCCGGATGGGAAGGGTGGCCAGGAGCCGCGACACACCTGCAACCTGAACCTGCAAAGCCGCGCCGGGGCCTGGGAGCTGCTGCGCGACCTCACCGCTATCTACCGTGGTATGGCGTACTGGGCCCAGGGCCAACTGAAGATCCAGGCGGATATCCCGCGCGCCACCGACGTCGATTTCGCCTACACCAGGGCCAATGTCATCGACGGCCGCTTCAGCTACGGCTCGGCCAGTGAGCGTACTCGCTACAGCCGCGCCTTGGTCAGCTACGACAATCCGGCGAACAACTACGACACCGACGTGGCTGTGGCCACCGATAAGCGCCTGCAGCGGCGTTACGGCGACAACCCGGTCGAGGTGGCAGCCATTGGCTGCACCCGCGAGAGTGAGGCCCAGCGGCGCGGAAAATGGGCGATCCTGACCAACAGCCAGGATCGCACGATAACGTTCCGTACCGGGATGGATGGAGCGATACCGCTGCCGGGATGGGTGATTCCGGTGGCTGATGCGCTGTTGGCTGGACGGGAGATTGGGGGGCGGGTTTCTGCGGTTGCTGGCCGAGTGATCACCTTGGATCGCGATACCCAGGCAAAGGCTGGCGACCGGCTGCTCCTGAACCTGCCCAGCGGTAAGGCTGAGGCGCGAACCGTGCAGTCGGTTGCCGGGCGCGCGGTGACCGTGACGACAGCCTACAGCGAGACCCCGCTACCGGAACTGGTCTGGACCCTCGATGCCGACGACCTGGCGGTGCCGCTCTACCGTGTGATGAAAGTCAGCCAGCCGGAGCGGGGTGTCTTCGAGATCACCGCTCTGCAGTACGAGCCCGGGAAGTTCTCAGCGATCGACACTGGTGCCAAGTTGGAGAGCCGGCCGATCAGCGTTATCCCGATCACCACCGTGGCGCCGCCGGCGAGCGTCACGCTGACCTCGCACTACCAGTTCGATCAGGGGTTGGCGGTCAGCACGATGACCATCGCCTGGCCTGCAGTAGAAGGGGCGGTGGCCTACGACGTGGAGTGGAAGAAGGACAGCGGCAACTGGATCCGCCTGCCGCGTACCGGCACCACCAGCGTCGATGTGACTGGCATCTACGCAGGTGGCTATCTGGCGCGGGTGCGCGCGGTGTCGGCCTTCGACATCACGTCGGTCTGGAAGAGTTCGATCCTGACCCAACTCAGCGGTAAGACCGGCGCGCCGCCGGCGCTGGCGTTCCTGCGTACCACCAGCGGACCGTGGAAGATCGGCCTGGAGTGGGGATTCCCGGCCAGTGGCGCGGCGGACACCGCCTACACCGAGATCCAACAGTCGGTTACCCCGGGCGGCAGCGAACAGAACGCAACTGCCCTGGGCTTGTTCGCGTACCCGACCGACACCCACACGCTGACCTCGCTGGCGGCCGGCGCTCGCCTGGCCTTCCGCGGGCGGCTGATCGACCGGACAGGCAACGTCGGCCCCTGGTCGGCCTGGGTCGACGGTATCAGCTCGACGGATGCGAGCGAGTACAACGAACTGATCACCAAGGAGTACGTCGAGTCCGCGCTGGGCGAGCAGTTCTTCGCCGACATCGATCAGATGCAGGTCGATATCACTGGCCTGCAGGACCAGATCGACAATCTGACCGATGTGCTGGCCTACGACCCGACGAAGACCTACGCGAAGAACGATATCGTGCGGGTCGGCAACCGGCTGTATCAAGCGAAGCAGGCGGTGCCGCTCAACGCCTCGCCGCCGAACGCGACCTACTGGGCCGACATCGGACAGTCGATCGAGACGGCCAACGGCCTGGCCCAGCAGGTGGCCACCAACACCGCGGATATCACCGAGCTCGACGGTAAGGTCGAAGCGGCGGCTTCGAGCCTGGATGTTCTGCAGGCTGCCGCCCGCCGGGAGCCGGCGACCGGAGAGAAGGCCGATGCGCTGAAGGGCTGGGACACCATTGCTCGAGCCGCCACCGAAGTCACCGTGCGGGCGAACGAGGATGAAGCGCAGGCGAAGCGGACGAGCTTGCTTGAAGCGCGTACCGGGACCGCGGAGGGCAGGATCGCCACCGTGGAGTCGGTCGTTGCGTCGAACAATGCCGTGACCGTCCAGCGGCTGGATCAGCTCACCGGCCAGGTTGCGAGCAACGCCTCGGCGATCAGCACCGAACAGACCGTCCGCGCCAACGCGGACAGCGCCCTGGGGCAGCGGGTGGATACCGTCAGCGCGCGCACCGATACCAACGAAGCGAACATCCAGACCACATCTCAAGCGGTTACCTCGCTGGATGGCAACGTCAAGGCGCTCTACAGCGTGAAGCTTCAGGCGCATGCCAACGGGCAGAAGTACGCCGCTGGCTGGCAACTGGGCTTCGACAGCGGTACGAGCGTAACGACCATGGCGTTTCAGGCTGATCGGTTCCTCTGGTTCAACAGTTCCAGCGGGCAGACCGTGGCGCCGGTCTCGATCGTCGGCGGCCAGATGTTCATCAACAACGCGATGATCCAGGACGGCTCGATCACCAACGCGAAGATCGGCAACGTGATTCAGTCGACCGCCCTCGGTGCCAACGGCGAGCCGCTGTGGAAGTTGGATAAGGGCGGCGCGTTCACAATGAACAGCGCAACGTCGGGAGGGTTTATGCGTCAGACGGCAGAGGCAATAAAAGTGTATGACGGAAACTTGGTGCTTCGAGTCCAGATCGGGAATCTTGATGTATGAGTTACGGAATGAGAACGCGTTCGGCCGGCGGCTCAATACTCTTTGACAGCAACAATTACTCATTGAGGATGGTCTATCGTCGGGACTTGGGGAACATTCCTCAGGGACTTTCAGTTACGGTCCCTGGGTTCGACGGTTCTAAAGGTGTCATGTTTGTCGTCTGCACTACGTCGGATTCTAGATCTTGGATTCCCAGGCATACCATTAGCGGCTCGACTATTACGTTTGGTTGGTCCGGTGATGTAACAGCGAATTACACTCTATATGCGGTGATGTTCTCATGAGTTTCGGTGCGAAGTTTGTTGGGAATGCCGGTCAGGTGATAATCGATCAGGACCACCCTTGTCTGCATCTGGTTGCGTCTGGAACCTATCCAGCCACTAATGCCCAGATCATCAACGTCTCGTACCCATCTCCGGTGCAGAGCCCGCTCCCACCGTTTGTTTTCTTTTGCCCTAATGGTTCGCATCACATAACGATGTTCCAGCATGCTGGTTCGGCTGGGAACTGGACGGGTTTCAGCTTCTACGTGAAGGTATTTCAAGATACAAGCGGCGTCGTACTGGGAGGGAAGTGGAAGGCATGCGCGGTGTTCATGCCGAAAACTGGCGGATGGGGGATGCAGATATTCGACAGTCAGTCGAGAGTGGTATTTGACAGTAACAGGGATCTTGTTCGGTTCATAAGTGGTACCCAGATGCTGAATTATTACGGCACGAATGGTAACTATCTGGGGTATTACACCCTGCATTCATGGTCTGCACCGTGGCCGCATGGGACTGATGGGTATTTTCTGGTTAGTCATTTCAATGTACAGGCGCAACCGCCCCAAGGTGATACTGGAGAGTGCTCCATTGGGTTTGTTACTTCGGCCCGAAACACAGTCGTAGCAACTGTTCAAGTCGGCGGACCTGGGCAAGACGCAATACGAACACCTTTCCCATGGCCTCTTCTGGCCATTGCATAGCAGGAGAACTCTATGGCGTGGTACTCAACCGGAACCGTGGCGGTGACCGCAAATAGCCCGACCGTTACCGGTACCGGCACACAGTTCTCGTCCAATGCCCGAGTCGGCGACGCATTTCGCGGACCCGATGGACGTTGGTACGAGGTCACAAACGTCGCCAGTTCGACGGTCATCTCGATCAAGCCCAACTACCAGGGCAGCACGGCCAGCGGCCAGGCCTATGCGGTGGCGCCGATCCTGGGCTACGACAAGGACCTGTCGGATCGATTCAACCTGATCGCCAACCAGTGGGGGGCAACCCTGGCGGGGATCAAGCCCTGGGCGCTTTCTGCAAATGCGGCGGCAGCGCGGGGGGATCTCGGCCTCGGCAGTGCGGCGGTACGGGAGGCGCTCGGTAGTTCGGGCGCGCTGTACTCTCGAGACAGCATTCTGGGCGCCGTTTCGCAGTCGAGCGGCGTACCGACCGGTGCGGTGATTGATCGCGGGAGTAACGCGAACGGGGAGTATGTGCGGTTCGCGGATGGGACGCAGATATGCACGATGAGTATCAATGTCAACGACCAGGCCATCGACTCTGCCTACGGCTCTCTCTTCCAAGGTGCTAGGACGTGGTCATTCCCGGTGGCATTTTCGGGTGTGCCGGCGGTGTCCGTGGGTTTGTTTCGGTGGGGTTCAGCCGCGAGTTGGGGAAGTGTCGCAACCCTCCCCAGCACTACATCTGCAACGTTGCGAGGTTTCGATATTGCGGCGCGGCCTGCAGGGACCTCTACCGCTATTTCTGCAACGGCCATTGGGAGGTGGTTCTGATGAACTTCTTGCTGGTTCTTTCGCCGCAGTACGGGCCCGCGGAATTTGGCGACTACACCACTGTGTCGGTTTCCGGCGGCGTGCTTACCGTCGAGGATCGTGACTATGCGTTCCCAGACATCGAAGACGGCGCCGAGCTCACGATGGATGACTTCGCCGATCCATATCCCGTCTACCAGGTTCGGCGGCGAGGCGACACGATTTCGGTGTGGATCATTTACAGATATCCGGCAGATGCGACCCATGCTGCCAGATACCCCGAGCCGGTTTCCGTTCCGGGTGATTTCGACGGGCCTGTTGATCTGCCGAGGTGAAAGCCAAGGTCGAGGAGATCAAGGCTAGGTATCCGCGGCCGGACGCTGGCGGCGTGTAGGCTACCCATTTTGAATGGGGGCATGGCCGTGCTTGTGGTTCATCGGCGCGTATCGCCCGAACTTGCGTATCTGCCTTGGGCTGGTCGCTGCAACCTCTTCGTTCACGTCTGGAGCGCAGGTGGACGTAGGGTGGCGGGTGGGAGTCAGGGAGATAGAGATTCTCGTCTGATCGGATTGGAGTCCCCCATGGTGGCGCTATGGAGGCTCAATGGTAGCGCAGTGGTGGCGCCATTGAGAGCCTAGCTGCTACCATCCCGCGCCTTCATTAGGCCTTATCCGATTCTACATGACGATAAGCTCACATGACGAATGCAATGGAATGATTTTACAATGCGAGCACTCTCTATATCACTTTCTATAATTTCTATGCTGGCGTCGCACTCCGCCATTGCGGGGTGTCCTGATATTAGGCCGGCTCCGAGAACCATAAACGACACGGCAGAAAATTATTCAAAGTCTCCTGGATTTAGCCTAAATGAAGAAGGGGTTCTTCAGTTTGACTATGGCGCACATCATGGCGGTCTAGGTAAGTGGGCTAATCCATTTTTCGATTCGAATTATGCGCTGGCTCTGTATCGGGACTGGCTAAACAGCGAGTGCAAAGACGATGCCTTGAAAGAGAATTTTCTTCATCAAGCAAAATGGCTGGCAAATACCGCTAAGGTTGATGGAGATATCGCATCTTGGCCATTGCCATTCAGAGATCAGAACTTCGATCTAGATCCAGGCTGGATCTCGGGTATCGGGCAGTCTCGTATTGCTGGCGTTTTGTTACGAGCGGAATCAATCACTGATGACCCCGAACTCCGTGAGATTGCAAGAAAGGCACTCCATGCGTATGACGTGGATATCAAGGATGGCGGGGTAGTTACTGTTGACGACCAAGTAACATGGATTGAAGAGATGGCTGACCCAAAGGGTCGATCATACAAAGTCCTTAATGGTCACATCACTGGACTGTCGGGAATCTTAGATTTCTATGAGATTACCCATGAGCAGAAGTGGAAGGATCTGTTCGACCGTGGCGTGGCTGCGGTTAAGCGGGATATTCCCAAATTCGATGCTGGCTTCAGCAGCTATTATAGTCTGCTCATGCCTTCGCAGAAAAGACCGATAGCACCTCTGGGCGACTACAACCCACTTCACGTTTCGCAGCTTCTTTGGCTGTATGATAAGTCGAGTGATCCGGTCTTTCTCGACTACGCTATGCGCTTCCAGGCCTACGAAACGAACAAGGATTCCTTTAGCGCATCCTCCTCCATAGATCCAGTTAGGCATGGTCCTGATAGTGTGCGTGCGAAGTATGGTAGCTCATACTGGTCTGTCGGGCAGTTCCCGGCATGGTTCGACATCGCCACTCCACAGCCTGAACTGATCAGGGGGTTGTCCTTTGATGTGAGCGAGGTCGAGCAGGCTCCGGCCAAGTTCACGGTGCTGGCTGAGGTCGACGGGAAAATGGTTCAGGTAGCAGCGTCGCCCGATGTGCTTTCCAAGAACATGGACATCATCTTTGACAAGCCTGTGCTGACGGGTCGGGTCAGAATCGATATGCCTGTGCCTGGCCCCAAGAAGATGGTCGCCCTGAGAATGGCGATGCTGTTACGCCAGAACACGCTGCGTGCACCTGTGGCAAACGAGTGCAATCACACCTATGACAGCCGCAAGAAGGTGAATCCTAACAACATAGACTCCGCCTTTGACGGTGACGACGGAACTGCAATGACAGTTATCTGTGACGGCTGGATCATATCTGAGGTAGATAAGGACTCCCTTGTATCAGTAAGGTCTTCAGCTTCCGAGGATAAAGCCATTAAATTCTATGGATCTGACGATTTGGCAGCATGGACTGAGATTGAAAATGAAGATGCGCGTAGCGCTCACATACCATTCAAGTTCGTCAAGTTCGACATCGATACTTCAATGAAGGGCATCGTCGAGGTCACAGAGACGAAGGTTGAGGATATGGGGGTTCTTAAGAGAATCAAGCTTTTCTTCATGAGACTCTTCGCTTAGAAATAAAAGGTCCGATTATTTCGGGCCTTTTTCACCAAGCATTATCCCTCTGAAATTTTTCTTCGTGGAAATTGACCCACGCCTTTTGAAGAACACCATTCAGGTATTTCCCGTCGTCCCCGCGCGTAAATCTGCATCCCAAAAATCTCTCTTGGGTCAAAGCGTATTCTTCAAATTCCTCGCGATAATCTTCAATATGCTCTGCGTGAGAATCTGTGAAAAAATTTACGATCCTCATGGAGGCGGCATAGATAATTAAAGCAATTGAGGAAAGAACAGCGAATACCGAGCGTATAATTCTGAAGCTCCTTTTATAAAGCCGAATTCCTAGGGGAATGGAACGCTCCCGTTACGCCATTGTACCCAAGGCGAAGTCATTCCTCACGATCAGATGTGGCGTACGCTGTAGCTGATGCCCCGGCACGCCAAGAGCGTGCCTTTTTGTTCCTGGAGAAACCACAGATGGCCATCACCGAGCAGCAACTGCTGCATATCCTCCCGAACGCCGGCCCTCGAGCCGGCGTTTTTGTTGGTGCGCTGAACCGCGGGATGACGCGCTTCGGTATCACGTCGCCTGTGCGCGCGGCGGCGTTCCTCGCCCAAGTTGGCCACGAAAGCGGCCAGTTGACCCGCTTGGTGGAGAACCTCAACTACAGTGCCCGTGGCCTGGCTGCGACCTGGCCGAGCCGGTACCTCGGCGCCGACGGCCAGCCCAACGCCCTGGCGCAGCGCCTGGCGCGCAACCCCCGAGCCATCGCCAACAACGCCTACGCCTCGCGCAACGGCAATGGCGACGAGGCATCGGGCGACGGCTGGCGGTACCGCGGGCGCGGGCTGCTACAGATCACCGGCCGGTCGAACTACCGCGCCGCCGGCGCCGGGCTGGGCCAGCCGCTGGAGCAGGAACCCGAGCTTCTCGAGCAACCGGAGTGGGCGGCGATCTCGGCGGCCTGGTGGTGGGCCAGTCACGGCTTGAACGAGCTGGCCGACCGCGGCGAGTTCGCCGCCATCACCCGCCGGATCAACGGCGGGCTCAACGGCCACGCCGAACGCCTGGCGCTGTGGGAGCGGGCGAAGAGGGTGCTGTCGTGATCTCCGCCCGCGCTTTATCGGTCGCGCTGGCCTGCCTGCTTCTGGTCGGCCTCGGCGCCGCCGGCGGTGTCTGGCTCGGCGCGCGACACTACCGGCCGCAGTTGGATGCCGCGAGCGCGGATCTGGCTGCCTGCCGTTCCGCTCGTGGGAGCCTGGAGGCCGCAGTAGTGGAGCAGGGCGGGCAGGTTGCCGCGATGCGCCTGGCCGACGAGCAGCGCGCCCGGGATGCCGCGCAGGCTGTGGATCGGGGACGGCAGCAGGCCTCGGAGCAGTATGCCGAAGCCCAACGCCTGCTGAGTCAGCGAACCGCCGGCGGGCAGTGTGCGGCCGCCGAGGCGGTCATTGATCAGGAGCTGGGTCTATGAGGGTGGTGCTAATGCTGGTGATGGGCGCGCTGGCGGGATGCGCCGGCCGGCAGGATGCCGAGCCGCGCACGGTGCGCGTAGAAGTGCCCGTTGCCGTGCCGTGCCGAGTGCCCGCGATCGAGGTTCCGGCCTGGGCCGCGGCGGGGCTGCGTAAAGGCGACGACCTACAGACCAAGGTCCGTGCGCTGCTGGCCGAGCGACGGCAGCGGATCGGTTACGAGGCGCAGCTCCTGGCTGCGAATCAGGCCTGTCAGGATTAGGAGTAGACTACGGCCTTTTCCTACGGAGCTTGGTGATGCTGGTGATTCGATTGGCGGGGAAGTGGACGCTAAAGCTCGATAGGCAGATAGGCAGTTCCGGAAAACACGGGATATGGGCATTCCACTGCTCGGAAAGCACGTTCGCGCCGTCCTCAAACGACCTGCGGCGTACTGCGGCAATCCTGCCGGCCGAGCCCAAGGAAGGCCAGACGGTGGACGTATCGATCTGCGACACCGCGCACTCGCCAGATGGATGGATCGCCGTTGGCTCAGGCGTCGCGGCTTACGAAGCGGAGCGCTGAGGCTCGATCAGATGGGCGCCCTGGTTTCGGACGTTCCCGACGTCGCGGCTCACCGGATACCAAGTGAACGACTCGCTCGGCTCACCCTGGTGGCGCACGATCTGCTCCGCGCGTTCCGGCGGCGTCGCAGGGTCAAGCCACTCGCGTGCCAGTTCGGGTGACAGCACAACAGGACGCCGATCGTGGATGTCGACCATGCCGCCCTCGGCGTCCGCGGTAATGATCACGAACCCATGGTGATCTGCCGGTTCGTCATCGAGGTCAGGAAACTGGCCGATGGCCGCGCATAGGATCGGACTCCCGTCCCGGTGTTGGATATGGAACGGTTGCTTCCGCGCCTCGCCTCCATCGACCCACTCGAACCAGCCCGAGATCGGCGTCAGCGCGCGATGGCGCCACGCGGCGCTGAAGAACCTGCCGTGGGCGACCTTCTCCGCCCGGGCGTTGATCGGCGCCGCGCGATCCCTGGCCCAGAAGGGCCTCCATCCCCATCTGATCGCCTGGGCGACCAGGGCGTTCCCTTCCAATCTGAGCGTCGTCACGGCCGTCGACGGCGCGACGTTGTAGCGCTCGGGCTGCTCGCCGACAAGGTTGACCAGCGCGTTGGGCATCGATAGCGCATCGACGAACTCATGAAGCCCTGTGTACTGCGAAAGCCTGCCACACATCGCATCGCTCCGGCCGAAGTGGTGCGGTAAGGGTAGTTCAGGTGGGCCAACGCCACGGCCGGAAGTCGCTGGGGATCTGCTCGACAAGCAGCAGCGTCCCGCCTGCGTCGAGTTCGATCTCCAGACCGCGCACAACGCCGGCGCGCTCAAGCGCCTGGCCCAGGCGCAAGTATGTTATCCCGTCCAGGGGATCCCGGCCGAGGTAGCCCAGCCGCTGTCGTGCGGGTGCGGGCCCGTGGTAGATGCCCTCGTCGTCCACGCTCCCGACGACGACGCCGCCGTCGAGCACGTCGTAGCAGCAGTCCGAGCAGTAGTGCGTCTCGCGTGTGATGCCGTGCTCGATCGCCCAGCCGTACATCCCCAAGGCGTCGGTGACCATGTCGTGGCGGTCCTGCAGGCCCACGATTCCGCACTGGTATAGCTCGTTAGCCTCGGCCACCAGATACAGGTACTGCTCATCCGCGGCGTACAGCCAGGCGGCATGCTGCCGTATCGCGGCGAGCCATTGGGTGACGCGCCGGTGATGGCAGATGCGGGGGTCGGAGTAGGACAT